GGTGCCGGTCCGGCACCTCAACACCGGCCACGTCCACCGCGTCGACGACGGACCCGACGAGTACGTCTTCAACCTCACCGTCGACATGGGGCCCTGGCGCCAGCACATCGCCGCCCACACCGCGAACCGGGAGGCGTCATGACCGACACGACCGACACCGCGAAGGCGTCACACCGGGCCGCCGAAACGTACTTCGTCATCACCCGCGCTGACGGCACGGTCGTTGACCTCGGCGTCGGCGTCTACTGGCACCGCAACCCCCTCCGCCGCCTGGTGTGGCGCCTGTGGGGCCAGCCCCGCTTCAACCGCCGCGCAGCAGCGGCCAACCGACGCGCGGCACGCGCCGCCGGCAAGGAGACGTAGCAATGGCCACCACGGTCGCATTCACCAGCAAGGGCCGCGAGATCGTGGCCGGCCGGCTCATCGGCGCCACCCCGAGCCAGGTCGAGCCGAAAAACCTCGGGTGGGGCATCGGCGCCGGCACCGCCGCCGCAACCGACGTCGCCCCGTTCCAGGAAGCCACCGAGGCCCGCGTCGCCGGCACCAGCAGCCAGGTGACCACCACGAGCACGAACGACACCTACCAGGTATCCGGGACGCTCACCTCGGCCAGCTCGCAGACGATCACCGAGACGTTCCTCAGTGACTCCGCGTCCAAGCCCGCGGCGACCACACTGTCCGGGGCCATCGCCACCACCGGCGCCACGTCGATCACCGTCACCTCGGCGGCGGGCTTCCCCGGCTCGGGCAACTACAACATCCAGGTCGACTCCGAGGTCATGACCGTGACCGGCGGTCAGGGCACCACCACGTGGACCGTGACCCGCGGCGTCAACGGCTCCACCGCCGCGACCCACTCCAGCGGCGCGACGGTCACCGGCGGCAACGCTCCCGGCTCGACCGCCGTGACGAACGGATCGCTCCTCGTCCACGCCTCGTTCACCGGCCTCGCCCTCAACAACGGCGACACCCTGACGGCCACCACGAAGCTGTCGTTCTCCTGACCGACCCCGCCGGCGGGAGGTGACCCGTGACGATCTCCGCCGTTGGCAGCCTCCAGCAGAACCGCGGTAGCGGCGTCAGCACCCTGACCGTCTCCGGCGCCGTGGTGGGAAACGCCTGGCTGCTCATCGTGCGCGTCGCAGACCAGGCAATCGGCGTCTCCTCCGTCACCGGCGGCGGGCCCGCGGCCTGGACCCGGATCGCGTCGGTGGCGCAGACGGTCGTCAACGGCACGATAGAGATCTGGCTCGGCCCGATCACGGCGACGACACCGACGACGATCACTGTCGCCTTCAACTCCGACATCACCGGCGTGGCGACGGAACTGTGCGCCGAACAGTTCTCCTCCAACCTCGCCAACACCGCCTGGACCGCGGACGGTACGGGCGGCAGCACCTCCGGCTCCGCCACCACGTCAGTCACCTGGTCCACGCTCACCCCGAGCGCGGGCAAAGAGCTGTACATCGGGTACGCGTACGTCAGCAACAACGTGGTGGCTGGCTCCACCAGCGGCTTCACGTACACCGTCACCGCCGCCGGTAACGGCGTGGTGTGGAACGCGGCCGTCACCGCGGCGGCCGCACCGACCGCGACGCAGGACGTAGCGGGCAACGTCGCCACCCTCGCCGTCCTCGTCCGCGCCGCCGGCACGGTCAGCCTCGCCGGTACGGCCGCCTCGTCAGCCGGCCTGGGCCGACGGCCCGGACTCATCCAGACGGCTATCGGGACCAGCGGCACGAGCATCACCCGGGCCGCCTCCGTCGCCCGCAGCGCGACGGCAACGGCGACGTCCGCAGTCGGCCGCGACATCGCCAGCCGCCTGGCCGCCACGGCGACGGCCGCGCGGAGCGTTACAACCGCCACCGTGCGGACGCTCCTGTTCGTGGCCGGCGTCGCAGGTCTCGGCACGCTACGCCGCGGCGTCGGCCGGCCCGTCCCCGCGACGGCCACCAGCACCGGCACGCTACGCCGCGACACCGGCCGGCCATTTTTCGCCGGGGCCGCCGGCAGCGTCAGCATGCAGCGGGCACTCGCAGCCGCCTTCCCCACCGCCCGCGCCGCCGGCGCAGCACTCACCCGCGGGCTGCAACTCGGCCTGGCCCGGGCCGCGCACGGCACCGGGCTCCTCACCTACATCCCCGGCCTCAACCTCACGGTCACCAGCACCGGGGCCGTGACAACGAGGCGCGGTGTGGGCCGCACCCTGACCGGGTCCGCGGCCGCCGCCGGCACCCTGCGGCGCGCGGCCAGCACGTTCGTCACCGTCCCCGCCGCGGCCACCGGCACGATCAGCCGGGCCGCATCCCGCATGTACGCCACCGCCGCCAACTCCACGACGGCCGCAACCGTCCGGGCGACGCTCGCCCGTACCTACACGGCGACGGCGACCGCGTCCGCCACGACGATGCGAGCGATCGGCAGGCGCCTCACCGCGGCGGCCACCGCCACCGCGGCACATACAACCGGCACGCTTCGCGTGCTCATCCTCGCCGTGACAAGCACGGTTGGCGCCGCACTGACCATCGGCCGGGCCCTGTCCGCCACGCTCGCGGCCACCGCGTCCGCGGCCGGCAGCATCCGCCGGGCCCTCAGCCGCACCCACACCGGGACGGCCTCGAGCACCGGCACCCTGACCCGCACGGTAGGCGCCAGCCTCCCAACGAGCCTGGGGGCCGCTGGCTCGCTCCGTAGGGGCCTGGAACGCCCCCAGGTGACCGCAGTTACCGGAACCGCCACCACGGCCCGCCAGGCGGCGCGACAGCTCGTTCTAGGGGCCACCGCGACCGCTGCCCGGGCGCTCACCTGGACCCGAACCACCCTCCTCACCCTGACCGTCGGCGTGCACACCGCCGGGGCCCTCGGCCGCGGCGCCCGCACCACACTGCCCGCAGCGGGCACCGGCACCACCGGCATCACCCGCGGCGCCAGCATGACCACCAGGGGGACCGCGGCCGCCGAGGGCGACATCATCCGATGGCCCGCACTGACCGTGTCGGGCGCCGCGGCCGGCACCGCCGCTGTCCGCCGCGCGCTGGCACGCCCGTTCACCGCCGCAGCGTCCGCGCACCCGGCGATCCAGTCCGCGGTAAACCGCGTCCTCGCCACCGCAGCATCGCCGACGGTAGCGATGCTGCGGGCGGCTGCGCTGCGTCACACGGCGACCGCCACCACGACCGCGGCCCTGGTCCGCGGGGCGGCGCTGAACGCCCACGCAAACGCCCTCACCACCGCACTGCTCCGCCGGAACATCAGCCGGCCCACGACCGCCACGGCGCACGGGGCGGCGTCCATGAGTACCGCCCGCGTCTTCGTTCTCCTCCTCGCGGCGGCCGCCGCCACCGCGGCGGCAACGAGCGCACATGTCACTCGCGCGGTGCGCGACCTCATCGTGACGGCCGCCGGGACCGTCACCCGCTGGACGGCCGGCCAGCCCGGCGCCACCTGGCGGGCCTGGCTCACCGGCAGCCGCTGGAACACCGACGAATAGCAGGGGAGACCCGGGTGCAGAGCATCGACCGCGACTCCCGGCAGTACGTGCAGGCCCACGTGGACGTCACCGTCGCCGGCCAGCCCTTCAACCCCACCGACGACCCCGTGGAGTTCGCCTTCGCGGCCGTCGGCGGCCGACCCGCCACCTGGTACACGGGCGGCTGGGACGGCATCGAGCCGATACCCGGCACCAACGCGTACAGGGCGCAAGTCCTCGTCGGGCCCGCCAGCAGCGGCCCGACCCTCACGCCTGGCCGGTACGCCGTGTGGCTCCGCATCACCGACAACCCGGAACAACCCGTCATACCCGTCGGGCAACTCGTCGTCACCTGACCTGAGGAGACCCGCAGTGGCCACCCCAACCCCCCTGTCCGCGGGGCCTTTCTGCGCGGCATGCGGCGATGGCGCGGTCGTGAACTGGCAGCGCCGCCCCACCGAGGCGGAGGTCGCCCACCTCGTAGCGACCGAGGAGGAACGCCGCGCGACGCTCACGCTCCTGGCCGACCCGCTCCTGGGGCCGCCCGAATTCGGGCCGCTACCGACCAGCGACGGCATGACCCGCAGCGTCTACGCGTGCGCCCAGCACGCCATCTCCCTCGACCGGGCCGCCCTCATCCACGAGAGCACGTGCACGGCCCCGGACATGGCCAACCTGCCCGGCTGCGACTGCACCCCGGGAACCCCGACGCCCGAGCCGCTGGACAAGACCCCGGCGGCCCTCCAGCTGCCCGACCACTGGATCACCGGCGCCTGATGCCCGAAGCGTAGATAGGAGGCACAGCCCCCGATGAGCCTCCGCGACCGTTTCGTCAAGGCGTTCGGTGCCCGCCCGCCGGCCGCCATGCAGGCAGCCGAAGAAACCGCCGGGATGACCCAGACCCGGCCGTTTTCCCCGGGCCAGCCCATCGGCCCGTACGACGGCTACAGCCGCACCCCCCGCACCCACGACTTCGTCACCGGGTACAACATCAACGCCCGGCCCAAGGCGAACGAGCGGGTCTCCTTCGAGACCCTGCGCGGCCTGGTCGACTCCTACGACGTGGCGCAGATGTGCATCTGGCACCGGATCGACTCCATCCGCGCCCTGGACTGGGCCCTCGTCCCTGCCCGTGGCTTCCGCGGCGACGCCGACGAGGCCATCGACATCGGCATGCAGGTGCTGGCCAAGCCCGACCGGCAGAACTCGTTCTCCACCTGGCTGGCGACCTGGCTGTACGACATCCTCGCGTACGACGCCGGCACCCTGTACCGGCTGCGGAACCGCGGCGGCCGCGTCATCGGCCTGCGGGTCGTCGACGGCACCACGATCGCGCCGCTCCTGGACTACTGGGGCAACAGCCCCGAGGCGCCCGCCGAGGCGTATGTCCAGTACGCCAACGGCCTGCCGTGGAACTGGCTCACCCGCAACGACCTGGTGTACACCCCGTTCCGGCCGCGGGCGAACAGCCCCTACGGATACGCGCCGCTCGAGAGCATCTTGCTCAACGCCAACACCGATCTCCGGTTCCAGGCGTACTTCCTCCAGCGGTTCACCGAGGGCAACATCCCCGAAGCGTTCGCCAGCGCGCCGGAGTCGTGGACACCGCAGCAGATCGAGGAGTTCCAGGGCTACTGGGACGCCTTCATGCTCGGCGACCAGTCGGTCAAGCACCAGATCAAGTGGATGCCCGGCGGCGGCAGCATCGTCTGGTCCAACGAGAAGGACTTCTCCGACTCCTTCTCCCTGTTCTTGATGCGGAAGACGTGCGCGTCCTTCCACATCGTCCCGTCCGACATGGGCTTCACCGAGAGCGTCAACCGGTCGTCCGGTGAGACGCAGGCCGACGTGCAGCACCGCGTCGGTGACCTGCCCCTGGTCGGCCACATCGAGGGCGTCCTGACCTCGTTCCTCCAGCACGACCTCGGCCTGCCGCTGGAATTCAGCTTCGACACCGGGCAGGAGAAGGAAGACCGCCTCACCCTCGCCCAGGCGTGGCAGATTTACATCGAGTCCGGCATGGCCAGCCCCGACGAGGGCCGCGAGGAGCTGCTGGGCCTGCCCGCAGACCCGCGCCGGCCGACTCCCCGCTTCTTCAACACCAGCCGCCTCGGCCCGGTCCCCCTGCTCAACATCGACGGCGTCGGCGGTCACGTCGACCCGGAGACGTACGCGCCGGCCGAAGACCAGGCCCTGCCCACGCAGCCGTTCGTCCCCGCGCCCGGGGTCCTCCCCGCGCAGGGCACCACGGAAGCGGCCGCGGCATCGGCCGCTGAGGACACCTACCAGTCCGCCGTGCACGACACCGCGCAGCTCGCCAAGGAGGCCGCACCCGCGGCCGCCGAGGGCATCACCAGCGACACCGGACTGCACGGCTACGACCTCGACGACGGCGACAACGAGCCAGACCAGGAGCTCGTCAAGCGCGAGATGGCCGCCTTCCGGTCCTTCCGTAAGGCCCGCCGCCGCTCCGGCGCCTGGCGGGACTTCGAGTTCCGGCACGTCGACCCGCGCGCCGGCCGCCGCCTCAACCAGCACGGGCGCGCACAGATACGCAAGGACTCCGGCGAGATCGCATGCGCCGGTCTCGTCGTCCGCGCCGCCGACACCGGCCGCGTCCTCATGCTCCAGCGCGCCCTCCACCCGGACGACCCGGCCGGCGGCACGTGGGAGTTCCCCGGCGGCCACCTCGAGGGCAACGAGCGCCCGGTGGCCGGCGCCGTCCGCGAGTGGTGCGAGGAAACCCGCTTCATCCTCCCGTTCGACCCCGACGGCATGGCCGAGTTGGCGTCCGCCGACCCGGCGTGGGTGTCCGGCATCTACGCCGGCTACGTCTACACCGTCGGCTCGGAGAGCGTCCTCGACCTCACCCGACGCGACCAGGTGAACAACCCCGACGACCCCGACGGCGACCAGGTCGAAGCCGTCGCATGGTGGGACCCCGAGCAGCTACGCGGTAACACCGTCGTCCGCCCCGAACTCCGGGCTGACCTCGACATCGTCCTCGAGGCGTTCGGCGCCCCGATCGCCGACGACGACGGCGTATGCCCGTGCGGCATGCCCGTCCAGTACGACGAACTCGACGGGTGGCAGCACACCGACGGCTCCCACGGTCACACCGACGGCGAGTCCGTCACCGAGAAGATGCAGCACCTCATCAAGGCGGCCCACCCAAAAGGTGAGGGCGCTGAAGAAGGCGCGGCCGAACGGTGGCTCGGATGGCGGATGGACCTCAAGGCCGTCCGTCACTGGGCACCCCGGATAGCCGCCGCCCTCCGCGGCGCCCTCAACCCCCGCCAGCTGGCCAAGGCGTGGCTGTCCGCGGCCGCACAGCCCACCGACGGGCGGAAGGCCGACCGGCTGCGTGAACTCAACGCACAGGCCCGCCAGTGGCTGGAGCAGCACGCCCCCGAACTGGCTGCTGCACTGGAGGACACCATCGCCGGTGTCTACACCGACGGCTACGTCATCGGTGTCGTAGCCGCCGAGGCCGCCGTCGCTGAAGCCAGCGGCGCGGTCGCGGCCGGCATCGACTGGGCCGGGTGGGAACCGGGCGACGCGCAAGCAGCCCGCCTCCTCCTCGGCCCCAAGGGCGACGGAGCGGGCCTGGACAGCCTGCTGAACGAGAGCGGGGTGACCATCCGCTCCATCGCCAGCACCCGCCTGAACGCCCTGGGCCGGCTGCTGGCCGAAGGCGCCGAGCGCGGCGACAGCCCCACCACCATCGCCGCGGCGATTGAGGGCCTCCTCAGCGACAGCACCCGCGCCGAGATGATCGCCACGACCGAGCTGTGCCGGGCCGTGTCCCAGGCCAGCCTCGGCACCTACCTGGCGAACGGCATCGAGCGCATCGAGTGGGACAGCGCGGGCGACGGCCGCGTCTGCCCGATCTGCCAGACCAACCAAGACGCCGGCCCCCGTCGCCCCGGCGACACCTTCCCCTCCGGGCACACCTCGCCGCCCGGACACCCCTGGTGCCGCTGCGCCCTCGTACCCGTGACAGGAGGAGCCTGATGCCCGACGAACAGCGCTACGTGCTCGGCGTCGCCTACCAGGCCGGCCCCGACCCCATGATCAAGCGGGGCGCGGACGGCGGCCGCGACTACTTCAGCGCCGAGGAGCTGGAGAAAGCGGCGTGGGGATACCTCCCCAACGGCGCCGAGGTGGGCCTCTTCCACGCCGACGGCACGACGGGGGCGGCCACGGTCGTCGAGAGCTACATCTACCGCGGCCCGGACTGGGACCTCGGCGACGTCGTCGTCAAGTCGGGCGATTGGCTCGTCGGGGCGATCCTCGACGAACACGCCTGGCAGCTCTACAAATCCGGGCGCGTCACCGGCTGGTCCCCGCAGGGTTCGGCGCGCCGCATCTCCCCCCGGAGTAGCTGATGCCCACACCCCCCGACGGCGAGTTCACCGAGCTGGTGGACGCGACCATTCCCCGCGTCGACCTGGTCGACAAGGCCGCGAACGGTACGAGTTTCCTCATCGCCAAGGCGGCCGACGGAAGCCCCGCCGGCCTCATCAACCCGGACATCGTCCGCGGCCTCATCGGCAAGGCCGCCGACCCCAAGCCCGAACCGGCCGGCGACACCCACATGACGCTCCGGATCGACGGACTCCCCGACGCCGAGACGTTCGCCCGCCTCATCGCCAAGTCCGTCGGCCGGCCGGCCGCCGACCCCAGCATCGTGAAGGAAGCGGCCATGGCCACCCCCGAAGACCTCGACCCGACCGTGGTCCTGGCCGAGCCCGCCGAGGACGCCCCCGGCGACGTCAACACCCCCGGCAGCCCCGCCTGGGAGGCCGTTGACGCGGCCACCGCCCGCAAGTGGACGTCGATTCTGTCCCGGGCTAAGTCGGCGCTCGGGGTGATGGCCGACCGGGAGCTGCTGGAGGCCGCCGGGGGTGACCCCGACGACTTCGACAGCGCCCTCAACCTCGACGATGCGGCCTGCGCCATCGACTACGCCATATCGGTGCTCGCGCCGTTCGCGGTGGACGAGGAGGCCGAGGTCATCCAGGGCACCGCCGATCTGGAGGCGGTCGGGAAGGCCCTCACCGGGCTGCTCGATCCGCTGGAGGTCATCGAGTCCCTCGGGCAGGTACGGAAGGCCGGCCGGTCCCTGTCCTCCGCGAACGAGCAGGCGATCCGGTCCGCGGTCGAGTCCCTCCAGAAGGTTCTCGCCAGCCTGCCGGCCGCCCCCGACACCCAGGAAAGCGGCCTTCCGGTCGCCAAGAAGGAGACCGACATGCCGGAGACCCCCGAGATCGAGCCCGCGACCGTCGAGCCGGTCGGCAAGGCCGACGGCGAGGGCAAGCCGCCGATGGTCGCCGTGTACGACGCCAAGGGCAAGCTCGTCGGCATCGTGGACCCCGGCGAGATCACCCCGATCTCCGGGGCCGACGCCACCGAAGACACCTCCGAGGAGGCCCCCGCTGCTGCGGAGACCGCTCCGGAGGCCGCCGCGGACGTCCTGGCGCCGGCCCCGGCCGACGCCGTCGGTACCCCCGCGGACGAGGACGTCGCCAAGGAGGCCGACGCCACCACCGACGACACCGCCACCGGCGACGACGTCACCAAGACCACCGACACCGACTCGGACGACATTCTCAAGAGCAGCCGCCTCACGGAGCTGGTCAAGAGCATCGTCGGCGAACAGAGCGCCGGCCACACGGCACAGCTCACCACGCAGGGTGAGGCCATCGTGGAACTGGCGGAACTCGTCGAGACGCTCAAGGGCCAGGTTGTGGCGCTGGAGGAGCAGCCCGCCCAGCCCGGTGTTTTCGCCAACGGAGCGATCCCGCCCGCGCACCTGATGCGCGGCCAGGACATGGGAGCGCCCCCGGTCGACATGGCTAAGGCCCGAGAGCTGAAGCGAACCATGTACGCCGGTAGTGCCCCCGAGCAGAACGCCGCCGCTGTGGAGATGCAGTCGGCCGCGATCGAAGCGCTCAAGGCGATCCACCGCGGCGCCTAACCGCCGCACCTTCCTCACCCACTCCCCGAACCCCCGAACCCCCGAACGCGGACCGCGTCGGGGGTTTTTGCATGCCCAGGAGGCACCCCTTGAGCGCTCCGCTCGAAAACGTCACCGAGGAGACGCTGGCCGCGATCTCCAAGGCTCAGACGACCGGCATCCTCACCAGCACCGGCGTCTACAGCTACGACCTGTCCCCCCTGGTCTCGCTGATCCCGGTCGTCACCCCGTTCCGCGACATCGTCTCCCGCGTCAAGAGCTCGGACGGTAACCCCTACGCGGTGTGGCGCGCGATCATGGACACGACCGCCGCGCAGCCCGACCCCTCCATGGGCTTCGACTTCGCGGCCAACGAAGTCGTGTTCCAGGAGCAGGACTTCCAGGCTCGATACAAGCCGACCGGCCTCGCCGGCCTGGTCACCCAGGACGCGTTCGACCTCGGCACGGGCTACGCCGATCCTTTCCAGGTCGCGACGTTCCAGACCCTGAACCAGGTGCTCATCGGCGACGACCGCAAGCTGCTCGGCGGCCAGTCCTTCGCGCTCGCCCGCCCGTCGGCCCCGACCATCGCCCAGGTGGCGTCCGGCGGCACCATCGGCGCGGTCACCGTGTACGTCGGCGTCGCGGCCCGTACCGGCTCCGGCTACTACTACGGGTCGGGCAACAGCCAGGGCAACTCGGCTTCGACCACGTTCGCGTCGGGCGCGACGAACTCCCTGAACGCCTCGACCCCCGCCGTCCGCGGCGCGGTCGCCTACGACTGGTTCCAGTCGGCGAACGGCTCGACCTGGTACTACTACACCACCACCACGGTCAACACCGTCACCTTCAACAAGGTGATCGCCGTCGACCAGGCGCTGCCGACCGGCACGGCCGTCCCGGACCTGACCACCTCGTGGAAGGGTGCCGCGAACACGAAGCCGACGTTCAACGCCGCGGCCGACAACGGAAGCGCCAACGCCAACGACTACGACGGCTTCATGGCCTCGCTCGCCGGCGACTACAACGGCAACGGCCAGTGGGTCACCCCGGGCACCGGCACCGCGAACCCGTCGACGTTCAAGAGCCTCGACGGTGCCGCGCTGACCTTCGCCGGCGGCCAGGTCCAGGAGATCGAGAACTACATCTTCCTGTCCCTGTGGAACCAGATCAAGGCGTCCCCGACGGCCCTGATGATGAACGCCGCGCAGGCCCAGGAGATCGCGAACCTGGTCCTGTCGTCGTCCGCGTCGACCACGTTCCTCAACACCGACTCGAGCGGCCGCATCAGCGTGACCGCGGGTGGCCGGGTCGGCGAGATCGTCAACGCCCCGGCCGGCGGTGTGACCGTCCCGATCGAGGTCCACACCTCGCTGCCCCCGGGCACGATCATCGCCCGCACCGACCGCGTCCCGTTCCCGCAGGCCAACATCTCCAACGTCCTGGAGTACCGCAACCTGCGTGACACCGCGCAGTTCGACTACGGCATCAGCCGCATCGCCGGCACCGCCGGTGGCGGCCCGCGCCGCGAGTTCGAGATCCGCTCGGTCGGCGCGTTCGTCAACCGCGCCCCGGTCGCCATGGCGACCCTCTCCAACGTCGGCTAACCGCCCCCTGTCGGGGCCCCGTAGCCGTGCGCTGCGGGGCCCCGGCCCGGCGTTCTTCTTCCCTCACCCCTTGATTGGAGCAGGCATGCGCCTGTACTCGCGCACGGGCGTAACCGCCCTCGACGACCCCGAGTTCGGCCACTTCGACGCCGACCCCGAGACCGGCGGGTTCGACTTCCCCGACGAGGTCTCCGACCGCCTCCACGCCTTCCACATGGGCGGCAAGCCGATGTGGGAGACCGACGTGGAGCGGCAGCAGCGGCTCATCTCGGAGGAGATGGACCGCCGCAAGGACCCCGCGACGCTGCTGTCCGCGGTCGAGCAGCTGGTCCAGGCCGCGCGGGCGGTCCAGCCCCTGACCGCCCCCGAACCGGTCTCGGTGAAGAAGACCCCCAGCAAGCGCGCCGCCGCCAAGCCGGCCGACCAGTAACCCGGCCCGGGAGGAGGTGACTGCCCATGCCAGCCGCCCCGTACGTGACCGCCGCCGAGTTCACCGCGCACCCGACCTATCTCGACCTTGAGACCCTGCGGTCCGGGATCATGGACCCGGCCGCACAGACCGCCGAGCTGGTCAACGAACTGCTCATGGCGTCCGGGTGGGCCGACAACATCTGTAACCAGCCGCTCGGCGCGCACCGGGTGGACCTCAGCACGCAGGGCCGCATCGACCAGGACGGCAACCTGATCGTTTTCCCGTCGGACCGGCCGGTGCTGTCCGTGGCCGCGGTCTCCTACGGTTCGACGTTCTCCCGCATGTCGTACATCCCGACGCCGGCGGCGCGGGTCGACAAGAACCAGACGATCTATATCCCCGTCGGGGGCGTTGGGACCCGCGGCCGGGTGTGGGTCGACATCACGTACACCGCCGGCTGGGTGTCCACCGTCCTGGCGGGCGATGCCTCGGCCGGCGCACAGACACTGACCGTTGCGGACCCCACCGGGATCCTGCCCGGCGCGTCCTACCGGCTGTGGGAGCCCGGCAGCGAGGAGACCGTCACTGTCTCCCCGACCTGGACCCCACCCGCAACGACGACGCCGGCCGCGGTACCGCTCACCGCGCCGACCGTGTACGCCCACACCAAAGGCTCCGGCTGGTCCGGCATGCCCGCCGAGATGCGCCTGGCGATCGTCAACTACACGGTCGCCCAGCTCATGCGCCCGGACACCGCGGCGGAGGACTCCTACCCGGACACCTCCCTGTCCCCGGCCACCCGGCAGCAGGACAGCCGCAAGGACGGCAGCGGCCTGGTCGCCGAAGCCGAACGCATCCTCAGCTCCTATGCGAGGCGCATGTGAGCGTCCAGAAAGTCCTTGACGGCATCTGCCGCTATTTCGGCGGCGCGTACGACGAGCAGACCCGCACCTACCGGTCCTCACCCCTGTCGAAGGCCGGCATCGGTGTCGTACGCCGGGCGTGGGCCAAGCGCGACGACCACGCCGGTTACTTCTGGGGCATGCCGCCCGGCACCCGTACCGGCTGCCAGATGGTCGTTCAAATCCCCCGAAGCTCCGAGCGCCGCATCGCCCTGGGAGGCGAGCACGGCGGCATGAAGCAGGTCACCTACGAGGTGGTCCTGAACTGCTTCGTCCGCTCCAACTGCCCTTACGCCGAGGACGCCCAGGACGACGTCTACGCCCTGCGCGACGCGCTCATGGAGCACATGCGGGCGGACCGCACCCTCGGCGGCGCGGTCTTCCAGGCCGGCGAGCACAACACCGACGGCATGGACGGCATCGACATCTCGTACGGCCAGCCGGAGACGAAAGCCGAACTCACCAAGTCGTTCGTCGAGATCACCTTCGCGGCAATCGAGTTCGTCAGCGCCTGACCGGCCGCGCCTTCCCCCTGATCACCCTTTCCTGCCTGCGGAGTCCGCATGCCCATTGCCAAGCCCCCCAAGGACGAGCCGACACCGCAGCCGGAGGAAGCTGCGGCCCCGCCCGTCGACACCCCCGCGGCGCCCGCCGAGGCGCCCGTACCGGCCCAGGCGCCCGAGCCCGGCACGTACGAGTACAGCCACTTCGCCGACGCCGTGTACCCGCACGTCCCGCTCACCGCCCGCGCCGCGACCGCGGACACCCCGGCGACCGTCTTCGACTGGCCGTTCGGCCCGCCGGACGACGGCCGCTGGACCCCGACCACCAAGACGCCGAACCAGGCCGCGGACAACGCCGGGCCTCTCACCAGCAGGGAGTAACCGGTGCCGACCCCCCAGACCTTTGCACCCGCCAAACAGTTCGTCGGCATCGCCAACGAGGTCAGCCAGGGCACCCCCGTGGCGATGACGGCAACCGTCCTGGTCGACGAGGTCAAGCCCAAGGACAACCCCAACTTCCTCGACGACAAGTCGTGGCGTGGGTCCATGGGCACCGACAGCTTCGCGAAGATCGCCGGAACGAAGATCGCCGAAGTCGAGCTCGGGGGCCCCGCCTACGGCGACGGCATCGGGTATTTCCTGCGGAACATCCTCGGCGACCTCGCGTACACCGGCACCTCCACCGGATCCGGCGGCACCACGCTGTCCGCGTCCGCGGCCGTCGGCGCCGCCACCATCTCCACCGCGGCAACCATCCCGGCCGGCACGACCGTGCAGATCGGTAGCGGCGCGAGCGCCGAGGTCTTCGTCACGGGCACCCCGACCGGTGCCGGCCCGTACACGATCCCCCTCGCCACGCCGACCGGCGGCCTCGCCTACCAGCACGCATCGAGCCAGCCGGTGCAGCCCGTCACGGCCCCGTTCACGCAGGCGCACTCCCTGCTCAACTCCGGGTCCGGGCAGCCGCTCAGCCACACGCTGACGCACTTCCTCGGCCCGACCGCGGCCTCCGGGGCGCGCCAGTACCCGGGCATGTGCCTGTCCGAACTGGGCCTCAAGTGGAACTCCGAGAGCGAGCTGCTGACCTGGTCCGCGAAGGGTTCCAGTTTCCCGTCCGTGGCGCTCGGCTCCGCCCCGGTTGCGGCTGCGTCGACGTCGCTGCCCGTCGCCTCCTGGCGGATGCTCGTCGGCATCGGTGGCCCCGCCTCCGGCGGCACGCTGATAGCGACTGTCACCGACGGCGAGCTGACCATCAAGCGGGAGCTGTCCCCGTACTACGCCTCCACGGGCACGCAGAACCCGTACGTGATCCAGCGCGGTGGCCTGTCCGTCGAGGGCAAGCTCAACTTCGTCGCGGCCGATGAGTCCCCGCTGCTCTGGATGCTCAACAACACCCAGCCGCAGCTGCAACTCCTGATCGACAACGGCCTCACGGGCGCCAACAAGGTGACCTTCCAGGTGGATTGCCAGATCGCGGCGTTCACCGACTCCGAGGCCGACGGCACCAAGAGCGCCGTCGAGTACGGCAACGGCTTCCAGGCCCTGTTCAACACCACCAATGCCGGTGGGTCGGGCGGCTACAGCCCGATCAAGGTGTCCGTCACCAACAACGTCCCGGCCGGCACCTACTAACCCTCACCCCCCTCGAATGGAGAGCCATGTCCACCACCGAGCGTGTCCCCCTTCCCTCCGGCGCCTGGGTTCAGCTCCGCGACCCGCACACCCTGCGCCGCGGCGACAAGCAGAAGGCCATGCGTGCCGTGCAGGACACCGACGCCGGTGACCTGGCCCAGGCCCTCGACCTCATCAACGGCCTCCTGACCGTCCTCATCATCGACTGGTCGTACCCGTTCCCCATCCCCAGCGAGGCGCCGGCGTCCCTCGACCTCGTCCCGCTCGAGGACGACGACGCTCTCTCGGAATCCGTCGAGCCGGCCCGGGTGATGCTGTTCCCGGGCAAGCCCGACCCGAAGGACGCCGCGGACCCGGCGTCCCCTACCGAGCCCTCCGCCGCCTAAGGGCACGGCTGGAGGGACATGACGTCCCCGCCGGGCACCCGGTCACACCGATCGACGACGCGTACGACTACCTGTGGTACGCGGAGCGGTATCGGTGGACGCCGGCCGAGGTCGACGAGATCCCGGCATGGCTGGACGTCTGGCTGCCGCGGATGGCTATGGAGGTCGACGCGGCCAAGGAAGCAGCCCACGACAAGGCCATGCGGGAAGCCGAACGGGGGTGACCACATGCCTGGTATGGCGATCGACGTCGTCGGCGTCACGCAACTGAACCGGGCCCTCGAGGGCATGGTCGCGTCACTCAACAGGGCCACCCGGGCGGCGACGGCGCAGGCGTCGCACCTGCTGGAGCGGGAGATCAAACAGACGCTGGCCACGTCCTCCCACCCGCGCGGCACGCCGACGCCGTCCAGTCCGGGCGAGCCGCCGTCACTCGTGACGGGCACCCTGCGCCGCTCCATCACCGTCAAGGGCCCCACCCCACTCGGTATGGGCCGGTGGGAGGCCCAGGTCGGGCCGACGGCCGTATACGGGCGGATCCAGGAACTCGGCGGCGTCACCGGCCGTGGAGGCGCCACCGAGCTCCCTCCCCGCCCCTACGTACGCCCGGCCTACGAGAAGTTGGCCGCCTCCGGAGCGCTGACCAGCCTCTACCACTCCGCATGGCGTGCAGCCATAGCCCGCCACTGACCCACCGCACTACCGCGCCGAGGGGCGCCCGACCCTGAAAGGGGGGGCGCCGTGTCCGAGGGCTCGCTGCTGCCGCCCGTCGTCGTCCGCCTCATGGGCGACATGACCCAGCTCAAGGGCACCCTCGCGGCGGCCCGTACGCAGGTCGACGGCACCGCGTCCGGCTTCAAGAAGGCCGGCGCCACCGCGTTCACCGGCCTCGCCACGATGGGCCGTTCGGTGTCTCTGCTCGGCGTCGGCGTCGGTGTCGCGTCGGTGAAAATGGCCGGCGACTTCCAGGCCGAGACGATGGTCCTGCACACCGCGGCCGGCGAGACCGTCAAGGGCCTGGCCACGGTCCGCAAGGGCATCCTCAACATCTCCGAGGGCACCGGCACCGGCATCCAGAACTTGACCGACGGCATGTACCAGGTCGAGAAGGCCGGGTACCGCGGCGGCAAGGGTCTGGAAGTCCTCAGGGCCGCCGCGCAGGGTGCGCGTGAGGAAAACGCCAACCTCAGCACGGTCACCAACGCCATGACCTCGGTCATGGCGTCGTATCACCTCCACGCCAGCGACAGCGCCCGCGTCATGAATGGTTTGAAGACGGCCGCCGGCGAGGGCAAGATGACCATGGAGGAATTCGCGGGCAGCTTGTCCACGGTCCTCCCGATCGCCTCCGCCAACGGCGTCGCATTCGAGCAGGTCACCGGCGCCCTCGCCACGCTCACCCAGCACGGCACCAGCGCCCGCGAGGGTACGCAGGAACTCGCCAACACCATTCGGAACCTGGCCAAGCCCAACAACGTTGCGGCCGCGGAGATGCAGCGCTTCGGCCTGAACTCCGTCGACGTCTCCACCAAGCTTGGCAAGAGGGGCCTGACCGGCACCCTCGACCTGCTCAACGCCACCGTCCTGAAGCACGTCAAGGGCGGCAAGATCCTGCTCTCGTCGTTCAACAGCTCCAAGCAGGCCGCCCAAGACGCGGACACGATGATCCGCAAGATGCCCAAGGGCATCCAGGCCGTCGCCAAGTCGTACAGCTCCGGAAGCATTTCCCTCGGGGACTGGCGGAAGAAGCTCAAGACCCTGACGCCGGACCAGGCCAACCTGCTGCAGCAGTACGCCACCTTGCAGAACAAGAGCCACGGGTTCAATGACGCCCTGAAGCGGGGCGGTCCGGCCGCGGAGACGTACACCTCGGCCATCGCGAAAATGACGGGCGGCGCGACCGGGCTTAACACCGTCCTCCAGCTCAGCGGCGAGAACACCAAGAAGTTCAAGGACCGTGTCGGCAAGGTCGGCGACTCGTTCCACCACGCCTCGAAAAATGTTGAGGGCTGGGACGCCACCCAGAAACTCTTCAACGTCCGGATGGCCAAGGCCAAGCAGACACTTCAGGTCGTGGCCATCGAGATCGGCACCAAGCTGATCCCGGTCGTCACGTCGGTGATCGGCTGGTTCGGGAAGCACAAGGACGTCGCCGTCGCCCTCGCGGCGGTCATCGGCGGCGTCCTCGCCCTGTCCGTCGTCGCCTATGCGGCGAAGCTGGCCATGTCCGCGGCGAAGACCGTGGGCTCCTTCGGGAAGATGGGCGTATCCGCGGTCAAGGCCGGCGCGAACGTCGTCCGCGGATTCCGCTCCGCCGAGGTCGCCGCCGGCGAGGCCTCCGGCAAGGCCGGCACGTTCGGCGGTGTGCTCCGCAAGGGCTTCAACGCCGCCGGGTCCGGCGCGAAGACCGCAGGCCGCGCCGTGAAGGACTTCGCGGTGAGCGTCGGCCGGGTGTCGAAGACCGCCGGTAAGGCGGCCTGGTCGGGCATCGTGTCCGGCCTCAAGGGCGTCGGCGGCGCCATGAAGACCGCGGCGACGGCCGCGCTGGACCTGTCGAAGAAGATGCTCACGGCGGCGGCCTCCGGCCTCCGTGCGGCCGCCGCCTGGGCGGTGCAGAAGATCCAGCTGGTGGCGACCGCGGTAGCGGAGAAGGCGACCGCGGCCGCCCAGTGGCTCCTGAACGTGGCGATGGACGCCAACCCGATGATGTTGATCGTTCTCGGGATCGCGGCACTGATCGCGGGCCTGGTCCTGGCGTACAACAAGATCGGCTGGTTCCGGAACTTCGTCAACGCCGCCTTCCACATGATCGGCGCAGCGATCGGCTGGGTCGTCAGCTTCGTCAAGTCGCACTGGCCGCTGCTGCTCGCGATCCTCACCGGACCGATCGGTATAGCGGTCCTGCTGATCGTCAAGTACTGGGGCAAGATCAAGTCCGGGTTCCTGTCGGCCTACCACGGCACGGTCAACGTCGGAAAGTCCCTGGTCTCCTGGATCGCCGGCCTGCCCGGACGGGCGCGGGACGCCCTCGTCTCCCTCGGTACCAAGATCGTCTCGGTCGCCGTCAACGCCTGGAACAGCTTCAAGACGTCCACGGTCAACAAGGCCTCCGACCTACTCACATGGGTCAAGGGACTGCCGGGCCGCATCAAGACCGGGCTCGGCAACCTGGCCAGTCTCCTGCTGTCCGCCGGCAAGGACCTGATCATGGGCCTCATCCACGGCGTCGAGGCGAAGGCCGCCGACGCCGTCAGCGCCGTGAAGCACATCGGTTCAGAGGCCGTCTCCGGCATCAAGAGCATCCTCGGCATCAACTCCCCGTCGCGTGTGTTCCGGCAGATCGGTATTTACCTGAACGAGGGCCTCGTCGAAGGCCTGACCGGCTCCACAGCCAAGGTGAAGGCGGCGACGCGGCGTATCGAGACGCTGCTGATGCAGACCTACAACAAGGTTGCTGACCTGCGGGGCAGCAAGGGCGTCAGCAACAAGTGGGTCAAGTCCCACGAGGCCACCATCAAGAAGCTGGAGGCCTACGCCAAGAGGGAGGACAAGGTTCTCCGCGCCCTGGCCACCAAGCGTGACGCCGTCGCCAAGAAGATCAAGGCCGCGCAGAAGAACCTCGCCGACATCCAGAAGAAGTGGTCCGACGAGGTCAAGTCCGTGGCCGACGGCATCAAGCAGGGCTTCTCCATCGTCACGGAGGCCCCGCAGGACGGCGTCGCGCTGAGCTCGCAAGACGTCATCAACAAAATGCAAGATCAGATGCAGAAGGCCACTGCATTCGCCGCCCAGCTCCAGGCGCTCCAGAAGAAGGGTCTGTCCGCGGACCTCATAGCCCAGATCGCCGCCGCCGGCGTCGACTCGGGCGGGGCGACGGCGGCCGCACTGTCGACGGCTACGCGGGGCCAGATAGACCAGATCAACGCCCTGAGCAAGCAGACGAATAACGCTGCGAACAGCGCCGGTAAGGCCGTCGCCGACAGCATGTACGGGTCGGGCATCAAGGCCGCCCAGGGGCTCGTGAAGGGCTTGCAGAGCCAGGAAAAGGCCATCGAGAAGCAGATGGTCAAGATCGCTAAGGCTATGCAGAAGGCGATCAAGTCCGCGCTCGGGATCCACTCCCCGTCGCGGGTGTTCGCCTCGATCGGCCAGTGGATCCCCCGGGGCCTGGCGGCCGGCGTGGAGGGCGGCACGACGCATGCGACCCGCGCTATCACCCGCCTCGCCGGACGTGTGGCGGACGCGGGCTCGGGCTCGTTCGCCGGTAGCGGCCTCGCCGTCGCTGGCGCGAGTGGCCGCGGCGCGGTCGTCTACAACACCGTCCACGTGAACGTGGAGGGGCACGTGCTCACCGAGAAGAAGCTCCGCGACGTCGTCGAGAAGCAGATGCTCCGGCTCGGCATGCGCAACTCGACGACGTGGGCCCAGTACAAGCGCTGACAACCGATAGATCGAGGGCGCCACCGGGCGCCAGATTGGTGGTGCCCGGTGGCCAACCCCAAGCTGTCCACCCTGGCCGATGCGTTCACCGCGCCAGCGATCGACACGTCGCTGTGGAACAACGTCACGGCCGGTGCGGCGACCCTGGACGCCGTCAACGACGAGGTGGTCCTGGCCGTGCCGACCGCGTCGGGCGGCATCAACACGTTCGGCACGAACAACCTGTACGACGCCACCGGTTCGTCCGTGTACGCGCAGGTCGGTGTCACGGCTAACGGCGCCGGCAACACCAAAACGATCATGCGGGTGCGGTTCGACTCCACCAACGCCGTCACCATGCGCGTCGAGTCCGGCGTCTTCAAGATGACCATGCAGATCGGTGGTTCCCTCACCTCCACCACGCTGCCGGCCTACGACCCGCACCAGCACCGATTCTGGCGGCTCCGGGAGGCCGGCGGGTCCTTCTACGCCGACACCTCCCCGGACGGCCTCACGTGGGCACAGCAGGCGTCCATGGCCTACACCTGGGACGCCACGAACATCACCCTGCGGTTCGAGTCGCAGGCAGCCGCGACTGAGGTCGCCGGCAGCGTGTCCACCATCTCCCACGTGAACACGCGCGCCGGCGGCCCGTACAACCCCAACTGGCCCCGCGTCGAGGACGGCTGGGCACCGTTTTGGAACGCCAACGCAGGTACCTTCCCCATCGACCGGTACGTGGAGGTGTCCGACTGGACCCGCGGCACCATGACCGCGCAGCGGGGCCGGCAGTACGAGACCGACCAGGTTCGATCCGGTGAGGTGTCGCTGCGTCTCGCCAACACCGGCGCCGTCCTCGACCCCGTCAACGCGCTCGGCCCGTGGGCCGGCCACATCACCCCGTACCAGCCCTACCGGCGGCGCGCGCAGTGGCCGGCCACCAGGAACGTCCTGGACCAGGTCACGGCGACCGGCGGCGACCTCGGCGGCTACGCACTCGGCGGGATACCGACGGGACCGAACGGCCCGAGTATCTTCTCCACGACGGACGCCACCGGCGGCTCCTTCGTCTCCTCCCCGTCGGCCTGGGCCGGCGGCACCGTCATGCAGTTCTCGGTGCCGTCCGGCTCCGCGGCCGGTGCACGGCCCTGCCACACACCCCGCTGGTCCGTCCTCCCGGGGCAGACGTACACGGTGCAGCTCCGCGTCCGCGACGTCACGGCGTCGACGACGCTGAGCGTGCAGGCTTTCATCGGCTGGTACACCGTCGGGACGAGCACCCCGACCAGCTTCAACTACGGCACGAGCAGCACCCTGACCGGGTCGACGACCGCCGGGTGGACGACGTTCACCGTGACCGCCACCGCGCCGGCGAACGCAGCCGGCATCGACGTCGGCGTTGCCCTCGCCTCCACCGCCGCGGCTACAGCGTCCCTCCAGGTCGACGGCTGGCAGTTGGAGAAGGGCGCGGTCGCCTCCGCCTGGGCATGCCCGGGCGTGTGGTCGAACGTGTACGCCGGCTGGACGGAGCGCTGGCCGGCGTCGTGGGACATGGAGGGCCTGTACGGGATTGTCGAGCCCACCATGGTCGACACGTTCTCCCTGCTGAGCCAGCAGCAGCTCGATGACGCGCTCACCATGGAGCTGAACGCCAACGCGCCACGGTTCGTCTACAAGCTCGACGACCCCGCCGGGTCGACGTCGGTGACGGACTGGGCGGGCAACAACGCGCCGGTGCAGATCGGGGTCGGCAAGTACGGCGCCGGCACCATCACCTTCGGTGCCGCCATCACGGCCAACGACGCGACCACCGGTATCTACACCGGCAGCACGGACACCGTCGCCACGATCAGCAACAGCAACCCCGGCACCGGCCTGACCTCCGGCGGCGCATCGTTCCTCAAACTGTCGTCGGCCGGCATCGTCGGCCCGGCAGACCTCAGCCAGTGGACGCGCATGTTCGCGTTCCGCTACACCGGGCCGACCCCGACCGTCATGACGGTGCCGTGGTCGGCGTTCTCCCGGAGCCGCACCAACGGCAACCCGTCCGGCTCCATGATGTATTGGCAAATCGACACCGCCGGCCTCCTGCACCTGGTCATGGGCGGCCCCACGACGTCGGCCGGCGTGAGTTTCCAGCCCAGCAACACCAGCATGCTGGACGGCGACTGGCACCTCGTCATCGCCAGTTACAGCCGCGCGAACGCCCAGCTGATCATCAGCGTGGATGGCGGGGCGACGTTCTACGGCAGCTTCGACCCCTCCCTCGAGCCGTCCGACCTGGTCTCCGACAACATCGGTGCGTGGGTGGACCCGACCGTAGGCAACGGCACCACCTACAACTACAAGGGCAACATGTCCTTCATCGCCGAGTTCCCCTCGGCGCTGTCATCGACGGCCATGCAGAACATCTACCAGGCGTGGAAGTCGGCGTGTGCCGGCGAGTCGAGTGATGCCCGCTACGGGCGGATCCTCCGCTATGCGAAGTACAACGGTGTCTCCAACCTCCAGCCCGGACTGACGACGTCGATGGGCCCCGCCAACATCTCCGGGCAGGACGCCATGAGCGCTCTGCAAGCGGTCGTCGAGACGGAGAACGGCGCCCACTTCGTCGACACGGCCGGCGCGATCCAGTTCCGCTCACGCAGCGCCCGCTACAACGCGCTCAGCCCCGCCTACACGTTCGGGGAGCGCGTCGACCTCGGTGAATGGCCGTACGAGGAAGTCACCCTCGACTACGACTCGACGCACCTGTCGAACCAGGTCACCGTGCAGCAGGAAGGCACGCAGCAAAACTTTCCCGCCGTCGACGCCGCCTCGGTCACCGCGTACTTCCCGCGGACCATGTCGCGCACCATCAACGCGAGCAACACCGCCGAGTGCCAGGACGCCGCGGACTACCTGCTGTCCCGGTACCGGCAGCCGGCCCAGCGGGTCAGCTCCTTGAAGCTGCACCCCAGCGCCAACCCCGCCTTGTGGCCGGTCTGTCTCTCCCTCGACCTCGGTACCCGGGTGCGGGTGATGCGCCGGCCGCCCGGGGCCCCGCCCGTACAGGTCGAGTGCTTCGTCGAGAACATTTCGTGGGAGTTCGACGACGCCGCCGAGGCGTGGCTGACTCTCCAGTGTTCGCCGGCCGACCTCACCCCCTACGGCACCTTCGCCGCCTGGCACACCAAGCTGAACACGACGGTGTCGGCGGGCGTCTCCGCGATCACCATCAAGGCGCCGGCCGACAACGTCAATCCGCTCGCCGCGCAACTGGCACCCGGACAACAACTCACCCTCGGGCAGGGCACCGCCAACGCCGAGACGGTCACCGTGCTGTCGGTCGGCGCGACGAGCCCCGGCTGGACGACGGCCGCGATCACACTCACCGCGCCGACGACCAAGGCGCACACGGCCAATGACGTCATCTGCGAGCCGCTGCCCGCCGGGACGACGGACCCCACGACGTGGGACGGCGTCGCCATGTTCGACTCGATCGCCTACGCCTACTAGGAGGCCTCCGTGGCACGTACGGTGCCCGTCATCGCATCCGAGAGCCCCGGGAACTTCCTGACCGGCGCCCTGTGGAACGCCAACGTGAAGGCGATGGGCGACTTCCTCATGGGAGCCTCCGGTAACGGCGTACCCCGGTTCCGTGGCTACCAGGGCACGGCCCAGTCCATAGCGAACAACACGTGGGTGTCGGTCACGATCGACACCGAGGAGTACGACTCCGACAACGGGCACTCCACGTCGACGAACACGTCCCGGTACACGGTGCAGGTCGCCGGCACGTACCTGATAACCGGCAGTATCGGCCTGGCCGCCAACGCCACCGCCAACCGAGGCACCCGGCTCACCGTCAACGGAAGCCCGATTCACGGCTCGTTCGTCAAGACAGGCGCCCCGGACACCAGCGGATCATCCGGCCTCGCCACCGTGGGCACGGCCTTCTGCTCCGTCGGCGACTACATCGAGTGCCAGGTCAACCAGAACTCCGGCAGCACCCTGAGCACGGCCGCGGCCGGCGATGTGGCCTGCTCGCTGTCCGCGCTGTGGATCTCCGGATAGCCCACCGCCCCCACCGCACCCACTCGTAGCCCCCCAGGCACCCCCGGGGGGCTTTCTCATGCCTGGAGGCCCTGTGCTCACGCACGGCACCCTTGTGCACCGCTACCAGCCGACCGACGTACGCCTCGGCCGACACCGCCGCCTCGACGCCCGCTCCCTGGACTACCTCCACCGCCACGACACGAAGACCGTGCTGCGCACGGTCCGGCACGAGATCCCCATCCCGATCCTGGACCAGGAAGACCTCGACGTTCAGGGCATCGACACCAGCGTCCTGGTGCCCGGCGCGAAGAAGGAGAAGGCCCTCGGCAGCTGCACGGCCAACGCCGGCACTGGCGGCCTGGCGTTCCTCCTGGGCGCGGCCCGGCTCGCCGAGGTCGGCCTGTCGGCCACGGACCCGGTCGCCTGCGAGCGGTTCGCGATCTGCCTCTACCACGAGGAGACCGCCGACGACGAGTTCTCGGGGGAGTGGCCCCCGGACGACACGGGCTCCTCCGGCCTCGGTATCGCCCGCGCCCTCAAGGCCCGCGGCCTCATCGGTGGCTACGTCCACGCCACCACCGCCGACGACGTCGCGTCGCTGCTGCAGCACGGCCCGGTCCTCTTCGGCGTGCCGTGGTTCCAGGCGTGGTTCAACCCCGACGCCGACGGCTACATCGACTCCGGTGACTGGGCCAACAGCCAGCTGGCCGGCGGGCACGAGGTACTCGCGATCGGCCTGGACGAGGTCGCCCAGGACGCCCGCGGCCACGTCATCCCCGCCAAGACCGTCATCCGCCTGCGCAACTCCTGGAGCACCGGGTGGGGCCTGGCGGGCGAGTTCCGGATGCGCCTGTCCACGTACGTCGCGCTGCGTCGCCACATCGACGCCATCCAGCTGCGGGCGAAGGCGTGACCGGCCGGCTGCGGTCCGGGGCCCTGCTGTGGCTACTCGCGGTCGTAACGCTGGCCCTGGACGGCCTCGCGCTCGTGCTCGCCCTAGCCGGCCAAGCCGGCTGAACTCCCCCGGCAAGGACCCCCATGACCGCAGCACACGACCAGGCCCAGACACACCGGTACGTCATGCACTACCCGCAGCACGCCCCCCGCGAGGATGACCCCCACTACCGGGCCTTCGAGGCGTACCGCCGCCACCACCGCGACGGCGCCGTCTGCTACGTCGGCGAGCGCGCCGGGCACGACAGCTGCGCCGGCGTCCTGGAACTCCACCACTCGGTGCTGGAGTTCGCCACGGCCAACGCCGCCGACCCGGGCGCCCTGCACAAGGACTTCCCGGACATCCCCGAGGACGCCACCGCCGACGAGATCGCCGACTGGCTCGAATCCTCGCCGGGCGAGTTCCGCTGGCTGTGCGCCTTCCACCACCGCGGCCACGGCGGCGCCCACACCGCGAGCCACGCGGACTGGACGGCCCAGCTGTACGTGCCCGGCCTCATCACCTGACGGCCCCCGCCGGCCGCACCCCCCACCGTTCCGCCCCGCGCACCCCCTGCGCGGGGCCCGCTCCCTGTAGGCGGCAATCCGTGATCCTCGCGTCCTCGGGCGCCAGCGCCCTAGAGACCATGTCCTTCGCCGGGGGAGCCCTCGGCACAGTCCTCACCGTCGCCGCCCTCGCGCACCGAATCCGGCCCACGCTGCGGCGCCGTGTGCACCGCTGGGACCGGCTCGACCAGCTCCTCGGCGACCCGGACACCAGCCCGCCCCGCCCCGGGGTCCTCGAGCACGTCGCCGCGCTCCGCGAAGAGGTCGCCGACGTCCGCGGCAGCCAGGAGACCGTGCGCGCGCTCGCCGCCGAGCTCGTCCCGAACTCGGGCTCCTCCTTCCGCGACGCCTACGACCGCGACCAGGCGCACCAGCACCTGGTCAACCAGGCCATCGCCGCGAAGCTCGGCATAGAGCTGCCGCCGCTGCCCCCGCGGTCCCTACGCCACCACCACGACGAGGCGTAGGGCCCTGCACGCGCGCCCCGACCTCACCCAGCCACGCCCGCCGGCGACGCCGCCGCGGCACCCCCCGACCCGACGGAGGTCAGTGATGCTCAACGGCATCGACGTCAGCGGCTACCAGTCGTCCACCCCGAACGTGTCCGGCAAGGACTTCGTCTTCATCAAGGCGACCGAGGGTGTCTCCTACACCAACCCCGAGCAGTCCGCCCAGGCCGCGACCGCCCGCGCGGGCGGCTGCGTCGTCGGCTTCTACCACTTCGCGCGGCCCGGCGACATGCAGGCGCAGGCGCAGTACTTCGTCACCCAGTGCGACTCCGTCGACGGTGACATCCTCGCCATCGACTGGGAGGACTCCGGCGTCTCCTGCGCGGACAAGGACGCGCTGCTCAAGGCCGTCAAGGCGCTGCGCCCGACGCACAAGGTTGTCCTCTACTGCGGCCGTGACTTCTGGCTGAACATCGACACGACCTCGTACTGCGAAGACGGTCTGTGGATCGCCGACTGGAGCCACCCGGCGGGCTCGCCGGCCATCCAGCACCCGTGGCTGTTCCACCAGTACAGCCAGAGCCCCATCGACGCGGACGTGGCGAACTTCGCGACCGCGGCCGACCTCAAGGCGTGGGCGACCGGCACCACCGTGCCCCCGTCCGGGACACCGCAGTGGCGGACGCTCCTCGACCACGTCGAGAGCATCCCCGAGAAGATCTACGAGACGTGGACCAGCACCGACGGGTGGGACAACCACACCCAGTTCGGCGTCGAGTACGGCGAGGACGGCGTCTCCTGGTGCGTCATCTTCGACTGGGACATGTACCACGACGTCGGCCTCGACGCGTGCGTCCCGAAGACGGACAACGTCGACAACTTCACCTCCTGGGCGAAGGCCCGCGGCCAGTGGTCGCTGTACCCGTCCGTGGGTGCCTGGGTGAACTTCAACAACGGCGCCCACACGGAGATAGTCGTCGGGTTCGACGCGACGACCGTCCGCACCAAGGGCGGTAACTCCATCCAGTCCGGGGCCGTCGACAACGGGCAGGGCAACGGCGTGTGGAGCCACAGCCACGCCCGCACGGACGCGGCCGTCGTCGGCTACTTCGCGCCGAAGTTCCCCGACGGCGTGTGCCCGCCCACCGCGGACCCGCGCGACCCGCGCGGCGGCACGGCCGTGACGTCCTACAGCTGGCCCGGGCCGGCCTCCTCGCCCTCGAAGCCCACCACGCCGTCGAAGCCCACGCCGTCGAAGCCGGCCGCGACGCCGACCGTCGATCTGTCCAAGCTGATCCAGGCGGCGAAGACCGACCCGAAGGCGAAGCAGGGTCACAAGACCTACGAGGCCGGCGTGAAGCTGGTCGAGGCCGCGCTGCGCGCCGAAGGGCTCCTCGACAAGAAGTACGCCGGCGACGGCTCGTTCGGGACGCTCACCGTCACGGCGTACCGGAAGTGGCAGCAGCGGCTGCACTTCTCCGGGAAGGCCGCGGACGGCATCCCGGGCATCGAGTCGCTGACCGCGCTCGGGAAGAAGCACGGGTTCAAGGTCGTCGCCTGACGGCCCCCCGGGCAACCCCTGCTCGGCCCTACGGGGCCGGGTGGGGGCCTCCCCCGCCCTCCTCGCGTCCGATGGACTGTCTAAGTAATAGGGGGGTCGAGACGCTCGGCTTGGGCCGGAGCCCCGGGGGGTGCCGGCCGTGGGTCAGGCGCGGGTCCGCTCGGCCTCTTCGGCGGCCAGCTGGCCGCCCCGGGCGATCTGGTACAGGTCGGTGGGCACCGGCCAACCCTTCTGCCCGACGTGCTCGCCGTTGAGGCGGCGGGCCCACTGCGAGTAGTTGATCTCCAGGCCGTTGCCGGTGATGCGTAGCCCGGGCGGTACCTGGCGCGGCGTGCCGTCCGGGTAGACGCCGGTGGTGTGCCGCAGTGTCACGAACAGGGCGTCGTTCGCCTCGTGTTCGCTCCCCTCCCGCAGGTGCTCGTCGACCACCGCGTCCCGGACGGGTAGCCACAGGTATAGGGCGGCCCGGGCGCTCGCCGGCAGGGTGATGATCTCCTCCGTGGCCTCGGTACGGCCGGGCGGGTTCCGGGTCACCCGGATCGTGGAGCGGTCATCGGTGAGGTCCCCGACGTCCGCGGCCACCAGGCCCTCCCGGGGAATGCCGGTAGCCCACAGCACTTCCAGCGCGGCCAGGAGCCGCAGCCGGAACGGCTCGCGCCAGGGGTGGACCGGCGTGGACAGGGCCCGGCGCAGCCCTATGTGCTGCTGTGGGTCGAGGGGGACGCGGGTGTGCTTGGACCAGGGCCGCGCGCCGGGGACCTCCCACCAGAAGGGGCGGCCCCTGGCGGCCCGGTTGAGGTCGACGATGCCGTCCATGAGGTACCGCTGGGAGGCCGAGGCAAGGGGCTTCCCGTAGGGCGGGCGGGTGCGGTACTGGCCGGCCGCGACCCGGGCGAGGACGGTGTCCGGGTGGTTGGGGTGGCCGAGGACGTCGTTGTGGAAGAGGGCCGGCAGGGTCCGCAGAGCCTCCTCGGGGAGGTCGGCGGCTGCGCGCTCCAGGGTGGCCACCGTGGTGCGCAGGCGCTCGGCTCGCTTGTTCCCGGTGTTGATGTCGGGGTCGGCGAGGGCGCGGCGCAGGGCGGTGTGGAGCTGCTGGAGCGCGGGGGGCTGCATAGCAGCAGGGTAGAGCTGGTACGGCTCGGTGGTGCAGAATGGCCGCAGGGACGCCCCCGCAGGGCGAGAAGCCGTGACACGGCATCCTCGGTCGAGACTTGCGGGAGCGTCCCTGTTTGCGTTGGGTCAGTGGACCTGAACGAGGTGGGCGAACCGCTCGTCGGGCCCCGGCCCGACCTGCGTACCGGGCGGGTATTCCATGGACGAGGTGGGGTGGCAGGTCACCGGCTCCTCGTCGCCCTCCAGCAGCACCTTGACGTACTGCCCGGCGTAACCGACCAGCTCCCCGGGCCGGCCGTTGTACTTCACGGGCATCCCGACGTAGGTGAGCAGCCCGTAGTACGAGACCAGGTGCCGGATGCTGTTGTCCTCGGCGAGGCGGGCGTACCGGTCCATCTCGGCGCGCTCGTCGGGGTCGAGGTCGGCGGCGTCGTCGTACACGTCAGTGCTCCTGGTGGTGGTCGGGCTTGGGGCCGGGGAGGGTGGGCCACACCTCGGCGAAGCGGCGGACCTGGGGGGCCAGGACCACCGGGCCGGAGGCCAACTCGGCGACGATCGGGGCGTGTTCCTGGAACCGTTTGGTGCGCATGATCTGGCCGGCGCGGGTGGGTGAGACGGTGCGCCCGGTCTCCTCGGTCATGATTTTGGCGACCTCGGCGCGGCCGGCGAGTTCGGGCACGGGGACGGGCTCGCGGTTGCGGCGCTCCCGCTCGTCCAGGGGCACGACCTCCAGGGCGTAGACCGCGCACAGCCCGTAGGCGTAGCGGACGGCCTCGCCGGACTTGTCCAGGGCCTCGCGGACGGCCAGCTCGGCGGTGGGGGCCGCGACGTTCAGGTAGATCGACAGGTTGCCGTTCGGGGCGGTGCTGGTGGTGTCCGTGTCCGCGGGCAGCATCTCCAGGGCGCGCTCGTGGACTTCCGCCGGCACATTGAAGGCGGCGTACTCGATGTACGCGCTCCAGATCATCGGTGGTGTTCCTCTCGGGGGTGGTGGGGGTGGTGGCCCCGGTCCGGTCGAGTAACCGGGGCCACCGTGGTTGGCCGGCTCAGCGGCCCTTCCAGACGAACCCTGCACGGCGCAGGGCCGCTATCTGGTTGGCCAGGCCGCGCGTCTCGCTCGGGGTGGAGGGGAGGCCGCACACCCACGCACCGTTCTTGTAGACGGCGTAGTGGTTGCTCTTGAGCTGCTTCACCTCGAACTCCTGGCGGGCGAGCTCCTCGCGGAGCTGCTTGAAGTCCTTCTTGGCCGACACCGTAACTCCCTTCCCTTGCTGCTGACAAGCCAACAATACGACGGAGCCTTATCAAAAACAAGGATTGCCGGGCAAAGGTCCAGGTCAGAGCCGTGTGACCTACGTTCTAGAGCGGAGACACCCCCACACCCGCGCGCACGTGTACGCGTACGCGGGTACGCGGGTACGCACGCGGACCAGTAGGAGGCCGACCCCGGGCGGCCGACCGGGGCACCGGCTCTGACCTGCGGAGACTTTCCCCGCGCTTTCCCTACGGGGGGAGACGGGGGCTCCGGTCTCTGTGAATGTTGTGTTTGTCAGCGGGACACAAGCCCCGCAGGACACCAACTCACCACCAAGGAGCACGAAATGACCAGCATCGTTCGCGTCGCGGCCCGCAAGACCTCCACCGGCACCAAGGTCTACATTCACGCGGACTGCACCTGCACCCGGGTCAACGGCACCATCGTCAACAAGAGGGGGGTCGACACCGTGGCCACCGCCGAGTCGTACGCGGCGATGAACGGATACCCCTTCACCTACTGCAAGACCTCGGTCAAGCCGGCCGAGGTGGAGGCCCCGGCGGTGGAGGCCCCGGTGGTCGTCGAGGAGCCGGCCGTGGAGGAGGCCCCGGTCGCCGAGGCCCCCGTCGTGGAGGAGCCCGCCGCCAAGCCGGCCCCGAAGAAGCGCGCCCCCAAGAAGGCCGCCGAGGAGGCCCCGGTCGCCGAGGGCCCGTCCTTCGACGTGGAGGTCAACAACAAGGACCAGTACGGCAAGCAGCGCCGCACCGCGGTGGAGGCCATCGCCGCGGCGCTGGGCGCCACCACCACCTACACCTCGGTCAAGAACAAGCACGAGACCGGCAACGACGCCTTCATCGTCACCGTGACCGGCGGCCGGCCTGGCGCCGACACCATCGTGACCGACTTCGTCCGCGTCACCGACGGCCAGCTGGCCGAGGTCATCGCGGAGGCCAAGGCCGCGGCCAAGGTCGAGGGCGCGACCGCCAACGACATCCAGAAGGCGTGGAAGAAGGCGGCCCGCGACCACATCGCCACCCAGGGCGCGGACCTGGCGGAGCGGGTGGCGGCCATCTGACCCAGCACCGCACCACCCCCGGGGGGTGCTCGGGCCGACTCGACCGCGGCCCGGGCACCCCGCCGTTGTCAGCGGGGTCGGCTACGGTGTGGGCACCGGCTGGACGCGCACGTCGGACGCCCACCCCGCAGCCCACGCCACGGGAGAGGCCAAGGTCCCAAGGGCCCGCGAGATTCACCCTGTTGTTCGTGCTCGCCCGCCCTCTTCCAGCGGCGGGGATGCGTGGGATCTCTGCCGGCACATGGGAGACGCTGTGTCGAAGCACAACCACACCGCCATGAAGACCGCCGCCCGGGACCTCGCCGACGAGGAGGGCCTGACGTACGCCGCGGCCCGCCGCATTGTCGAGCGCTGGGCCGTCCACCAGGGGCCCACCGACGAGGAGTTGCGGGTCGCGGACGCCACCGACTTCGACCCGCTGTTCTGGTACGCGACGCAGCCGCCCAGCGAGATCCCCGGGTTCCTCATGCGGATGAGCGACTACCCGGAGCGGTCCGACGGTCCGGCGAAGTACTGCCACCCGCACGCGGTGCAGTCCCTCGCCAACCCGGGGAAGGAAGCGATCCTGTCGCTGACCGCCCGGCCGGACGTCTACTACGGGGAGCCCGCCCTGGTCGTCGAGCCCCTCACGTACACGCCCCCGCCCGCCTACCTTCCCGGCTTCGGCTACTGGGGGAACTGCTGGACCATCCACCTGGGAGACGTCGGGTTCCTCGACCGGATCAGCAACCTGGCCACTCCCGGCTGGTCGGCGACCGTGACGCGCCGCGCCGAGCCGTCCGCACCCTCCGCGCTGCGCCTGGCCCACACCGACGGGTACGTCCTCTTCGACGCGGAGACCCCGCTGCCGCCGGACTGGCTCGCCCGGGTCCGCTGCAACCCGGAGGGCGTGCCGGTGGTCTGCGGCCCCGGCGCGGGCCGGCCGGTGCCCCCGAGCCTTGATGACGCCGACTACGTCAACGACCTGCTCGACACCCTCGACCTGGTCGCGGCCCGTGTCCCCTTCACCGTGACGGGGGCCGTGTGATGGCGCAGGTACGGGTGATGGGCGACGACGCCGACGAGGTCACCGCGGTGCTGGAGATGCTGCTGCCCCTGGTGCGCGCGTGCACGGGCCTGGTGGCCGGCGGCCCGACCGAGCTGGGCAAGCGCGGCCCCGGCCGCCGGGTGGTGTTCGAGCTGCTGCCCGCCGCTCCAGGTCCGGTGACCATGGAGCGCGCCGACGGGCCGCCACCGGCCCCGGGGCGCCCCCGGCGGGAACTGCCCCGGTGACTGTCCTGGGAAGGGGTGTAGCGGCCCGTCCGGGCCGCTACGCTGCTTCCATGAGGGAGATCAGGGTGCAGGTCGACGACGGAACCTTCGAGGGCATCGAGGAGCGGGCCGCGGCCGCCGGCATGGAGGTCTCCGAGTTCGCCGGCCGGGTGCTCACCGAGGCCGAGCAAAAGCGCCGGTTCCTCGCCGCCGCGGAGCACTTCACGGCCCTGTTCACGCCCGCCTTCACCGAGGCGTTCGGCTACCCCACCGCCGACGGTGGCCACGGAGCAGCGGCCGCGTGATCCTTCGCATCGACCGGGGGTGGCTGTCGGAGGTCGCGCGCCAGACCCTGCCCGGAGACCCGGACATCACTGACCACGGCACGTTCGCCGCGGCGGCCGCCCGGCACGCCGACGAGGTGATGGACACCCTCGTCTACGGCGAGCCGCACCACCGTGCCGGCGCGCTCATGCACCAGCTGGTGCGCGTGCCCGGGCTGGAGAACTTCAACGAGCTGTTCGGCGTGGTCGTGGCCACCTCGTACCTGGCGGCGAGCGGCCTGGTGGTGGACGTGCAGCCGAAGGTAGCCGCCGACCTGGCGGCCCGCATCAACCGCGGCGAGGTCAGTGTCCGGCAGGTCGCAGACGAGATCAGGGAGTGGATCACCCAGTGACGCACGAGGAGACGCCCACCGAGGGCGAGCTGCCCCCGGCCACCGCCGACGACTTCCCCCCGCAGCTCCAAGACGCCCTGCGCCAGATGAGCAAGCGGGGCCCGGTGGTCGACATGGGCACCGGGCAGACCGTCGCCGAGGACGGCCGGCTCACCACGGACGACGAGGCCCTCGTCGCGTGCACCGAGTGCGCCCGCGCCGTCGCCCTCGGCTGGTGGGGCTCCATCTCCCGCCACATCGGGCCGGCCGACAAGCCGGTGTGCCTGCTGTGCTGCGAGGGCGAGGCCGTACACACCCCCGCCAGCTGGTTCGCCATCACAGCCCAGCTCATCGCGCAGCGGTCCCGCTCGGGGCAGCGCCGCACCTGGAACGACGACGCGCTGATCGGGCTCGGCATCACTCCGCCCGGCCGGTAGTCGTCGGGTTCACCAGGGCGGCCCGCGCCAGTACGCTGCTTCCGCCTTGTCCTGCGCCTCGAGCTGGATTTGCAGGTCGCGGGCGAAGTCGCCCGTGCCGTACTTGCAGCCGGGCCGGTGCGGGAACGGGAACTGGTTCGACCGCACGCCGCAGCCATCGCCGTCACACTTGTCGTAGTCGTAGCCGTAGCCGATCACGTGCTCTCCTCGTCCTCGTCGTCGTCCATCAGCTCGGCGAGGCGGGAGGCGATGCCGTAGCCGGGGCTGCTGGCGAGCCGGTTCTTGCGTCGGTCGTACCGGCGGGTGGTGCGGGGGTCCTTGTGGTCGGCGAAGTCCTGGACGATGTGGAGCTTCGACTTCGGGTCGTCGAGGGCGTGGGTGACCGCGTCGTGCTTGAGGACGTGGGGGTGGAACGTCGCGGCGTGTGGGAGGCCGGCCTTCGTGGCGAGGCGGCGCGCGAGCCGCCACACGTACGCCGGGTCAAGGGGGTTGCCGGTGCGGGTGGCGAACAGGGGCCCGTCTGTACGCCCGTCGAGGTAGACGTCGATGGCGTGGCCGGTGGCCGGGGGGACGGGCTTCTTCTTGCGGCGGCCGCCCTTGAGGCGGACGTTCAGGGTGCGGTGGCCCTTGTCGTAGCCGAGGTCTTCCACTCTGGCGCTGAGGGCGGAGTCGACGCGGAGCGCCATGGTGTAGATGGCGAGGAAGAGGGCGTAGGTGCGGGGGCCCTCGGTGCGGGCCACGGCCAGGAGCCGGGCGGTCTCCTCTTCGGTGGATCCCTCGGTGTCGGAGTAGTCGGGGTCGATGTCGGGGCGGGGCACCAGGGCGAAGGGGTCGACCTCGGCGGCTCTGGCGCGCACGGCGTAGGTGTAGAAGGAGGAGCAGGCCGACAGCAGGTTCGCACGGGCGGTGTCGGAGCGGGGCTTGCCGGTGGGTGCCTTCTCCCCGCGGCGGCCGCCCTTGACCGGCTGCATGGTGGGCGCGGTCTCCAGGTAGCGGGCGAAGGCTTCGGCCAGGGTGAACCGGGCCTGCAAGGGGTGGTTGCCGGTGCCGCGGGTGTACTGCTCCCACACCCGGAACTGGCGGACGTAGCTTCGGCGGGTGTTGGCGGTCTTCTGCCGGGCGATCCATGCGCCGGCCAGCCCGGGGAACGGGTCGCCGGCCGGGTAGAGGTCGGCGAGTTCGCGGGCGAGGGCGATGGCCTCCTCGGGCCAGTCGTCCGTCGGATCGTGGGTTGCGGTGGCGAGTTGACCGACCGTCGGACGCAGCTCGATCTCACGTGACGTCACGAGTACACGATAACAGTAATTATCTGGTACTCGCCTGGGGCGGCGCGCGGAGACGGCTCCCAAACGCCCTGTGCGGCTCCCTGAGGGCCCTACGCCCCGTCGGGTGTCCGGTCACACCGGCGGCTCCGAGTTCGGCCGCGTAAGGCCCCGTTCTGCGGGTCGGGTTCCTGGCGGTCCGTCTGATAGTTCACGCTATGGACGGATTGACAACCTCGCGGTCACGGCCGGCCGCTGTCGTACTGGCACGGTGCGTGCTCTTCACGCGGGCCGGTCGTTGACCGGGCATGACCGAAACCCCTGAACCGGCTCTCGCCCGGCTCCTTGCCGAAGCAGAGCTGTGCAAGCTGAAGGCTGTGCTAGCGAACACCGGAGCGGCGCTCGCCGAGAACGAACGCCAGTCGGCGGCTCTCGACCGGATCGAGGGTGCGCTACCCGAACTTGAGCGCCTGGAGCGCTTGTACCCGGGGCGGTCATCCACGCGAGAGCTGCTTGCTGACGCTGGTGTCGTGTGCACGGCTCTGGGCCTGGAAGAAAGCGATCCTGAGCTGGTCGACCAGTGGATGGCCGAGGACGGAATTCGTCTCGCATGACGTGACGTGGCTGCCGGGGGCGTCGTAGGTCAGACGGTGAGCGGCCGGTGCGCGCGCCGGCATGCTGTGCCCCGGCACCCGTTGCGGTACCCGCACGGCCGGCCGCACTGGTCACCGCCGACGCACAGCGCGACGGCGGCCTCGTCGAGCGCGGCCCGGAAGTCGTCATCGCGGCGGGCGAGACCGAACACCTGGCCCGGGGTCACCTCGGCGCGGGCGGCGGCCTCCTCGATGGTGGCGACGTCGCCGGCCGCGACCAGTTCGAGCACCTGCCGGCGTCGCTGCTCGGGAAACACAACGTCGGCGGCCGCGCGCCGGCGGGTGAGGGAGTCGGCGTTGTGCCAGGCCAGGCAGTCATCGCACCCGCAGCCGAGGCGCCACAGCGTGGACGGGGCGTAGCGGGTGTGGTCGAGGGCCGGCGGGTCGGTGTCCGCCGCGGCGATGAGGGCCGCGCCGGTCCACACCAGGCGCCGGCCGTGAGCACCTGGGACCCGTTCCCACTCGGAGCCCGGGAACCATCCGCTGAGGGCCAGGGTGCTCGTCGACGAGCGGGCCAGGCCGAGGAGTTCGGCGAGGTCGGCGGTGCCGTATCGGGCGTCGGGGTCGATGCGGTCGACGACGCGGGCGAGCGGGTGGTCCATGGTGGTCCTCTTCCTGGGCATGGGGGTGTGCTGCGTCTACCCCCGCGCATGCGGGGAGCACTTGCTGCCTCCTTGGCGCGCTCGGCGTCCAAGGGGCCACCCCCGCGTATGCGGGGAAGAGGTTCGACGTCACTATGGCACACGCCGCCGACATCCCGGGGCCCCGTAGACATGTGAAAGCCCCTCACGTCACGGGGACGTAAGGGGCTTTCCAGTCTCCCACCGGCCGGGCAGGGGTACCGTTCCTAGTGGACGCTAGGAATGGAGCCAGTATGCCCCAATGGAGCGACTACAGCACCGGTGAACGAATCAAGATCCTCCGCGGCCGCGAGATCCGACAGTCCGACCTTGCCGAGATGACAGGCCTGTCGATCGTCACCATCCAGAAGGCGGAGCAGGACAAGGCGCTGTCTCTGCCGACTTTACTCGCCATCGCTGACGCGCTGAGCGTCGACACGTCGGTCATCCTCGGTCAGCAGGCGCCGCGCCGCGCGCTGGCCCAGGGCGACCGCCTGATGATCCGCGACCTGTCGCGGGCCGTCCACGACACCGCCGCCGGCATCCTGCCGGCCGACGTCGAGGCCATGGCCCTGGACGAGCTGCAAGAGACCACCGACCGCTGCTGGGACCTGTATTGGCGCGGTCAGTACATCGAGGCCGGCTCGGTCGTCGCGCCGTTCCTCACCGCGGCGGCGGCACGCCTGCATGACCAGCCGGTCGGGGAGCAGGCGCCGGCGTGGGGGGTGCTGTCCGACGCCTACCGGCTCGCCGGGTACGTGGCCAACCTGATGGGGGCTCGCGACCTGGCGTACGCGGCGATCGGGCACGCCCAGAACGCCGCCGAGCGGGGCGCGGACGATATGCGGGTGGCCCTCGTCGGCTCCGGCCGGTCGTGGGTGTACCTGCGCGACGCACGGCTGCCCGAGGCGCTCGCGCTCGCGGAGAAGTCGGCCGCGGACATCGAGCCGCGGTTCTCCCAGGCGACGCCGGCGGAGCTGACGGCGTACGGGTCGCACGTCAACTTCGCCGCGGTCGTCGCGAGCCGGATGGGTGACAAGGAGCGGGCCGCCGACTTCCTCTCGCAGTCGCACGCCGCCGGCGCGCGGATGGGGAGGGAAGTGCGGGCGCACGGCACGCTGTTCGGCCCGGTCAGTGCGACGACGCAGGCCGTCGGTATCAACGTCGCCCTCGGGCAGACCGGGAAGGCCCTGGCCCTCATCGACTCCATCCATGACGTGTCGGCGCTGACCGAGGCCGCGCGGAACCGGTACGCGATGGACAAGGCGCTGGCGCAGGCCGACGCCAAGATGTGGGACGCGTCGCTGGACACGTTGGAGACGACGCTGCGCGACGCCCCGGGCTGGGCGCGGCACCAGACCCTGCCGGGGGTCATCGTGCAGAAGGTCGGCCGCGCGTCGACGGCGCGGCTACGTCGGGTCTCGGAGCTGATCGGGGTGGCCCCGGGCATCCAGGGGTTCCTGCCGGCGACGACGAAAACGGCCCTGTGAGCCGGTGACTGGTACGTAGCGGACGACTTTTACCTGTCGCTCCGTCAAGAGTGGTGCGGGGCGGACGACTTGGGGCCTGACGGGTTTCCGAAGTCGTCCGCCTCCTTTCTGTACCTGCACGTTCCGTAGCGAGACGGTTACGGGCATGACGAGGACACCTGGCGACATCACCCGGCGCCGCTCCATCGCTGACGCGGCCGGCGGCTTCCCTTCCCGAGCTACGGTCGTGCTCTACGCGTGCATTGCGCCCGGTCAGGACCAGGACGACGTCACGGCCCGGCTGCGCCGACACGCCGAGGCCCGTGACTGGGTGGTCGCCGGCGAGGTCGTCGACCACACCTCGACCGCGACCCCGCTGGAGTACCGGCCGAACTGGCCGCAGGCCCAGCGGTTCATCACCAGCGGCCAGGCCAAGGGCCTCGTGACGACCTCGCGCACCGCGTGCGCCGACACCCCGTCCGCCCCGGCGCTGGAGGAGTGGCTGCGCGATCAGCAGGCGTTCCTCTCCGAGGAGACGCCGGCCGCGCAGGGTGCGGTCCAGTGACGCACCCCGGCACCCCACCAGTGCACCCACTGAGCGGGGCGGAGCGGGCCCGCCGGACAACGGCGCACAGCTGGCTGCTCGCGGCCGCCTCGGACCGGCACACGGCCGCCACGGAGTGGGATGCGCATGCTCTGGCGCTGCTCACCGCGGGCGTCACGTGGGACGCCGTACGCGTGCCGTACGCCCTCCTAGACCCGGACTTCGACCGCAGCACCGAGCCGGCCGAACTCCGTCGGCGGTTGGAGGAGTTCAAGGTGTCCGGCTCGGTCTTCTGCGACCCGTACCGTCCGCACCTGTACTTCATGGTGCCGGCGGGCACGGATCGGGACTGGCCGCGGACCCTCGCCCCGGTCGGAGTGGAGTGCCTGGGCGGCACCAGGCCGTACATCCACCACGTGGGGGTGCCGCGCCTGGACCGGGTCGAGCCGCCCGGCCCGTACTGGCTGACGCCCCCGGACAGCGGTGACCGCCGGCACGTCGTCGCGCACCACCTGTACGAGGTGCTGCGCGCGTGCGTGGCCCGGCCCGAACCGGCCGCGCCGAGCACCGCATAGACCGGCGCCGGCCGTGCGTGCGTCCCCCGTCGCGCACGGCCGGCGCCTTCCACCTCCCACCCCTGCGACCCCGATGAGAGACATGTCCGCACCGACACCGCTCAGGTACAAGGGCCGTCCCGTCCCGTTCATCGCCGCGTGGAGCGCCGAGGTGGTTCAGTTACCGCGCGTCCTCGTCACCCCCGCCGGTATCAGGTTGGAGGGGCACCCACCCGACCCGTCGTCGGGTGGGGTGACGTGGAAGCCGTGGCTGGACGGCCAGGGGCAGGGAGAGCCCTACTTCGACAAGGTCCATGTGTCGCGGCAGCGCTACGTGATGCAGCGCATGATGTGTCAGGTGTGCGCCCGGCCCGTGAAGCGGAACGAACACGGCTGGCCGTGGCTGCTGGAGGACCACCGCGGGGAGCCGGGTTGGCCCGAGCGGGAAGTGACGACGCACCCCCCGGTGTGCCCGGAGTGCCAGCCCGTGTCTAACCTCCAGTGCACGCCGAACCGGGGCAACTTCGTGTCGGTCCGCGCCCGCCGGGTCCTCATCGACGGCGTGTACGGCGAGCTGTACGAGCCCGGGCGGCGGCCGCTGAAGACGGTCCTGTTCGCCGGCGACGGACGGCTGCGCTGGATGATCGGCGGACAGATGGCGGCGACCCTCGCCGACGTCACGGTCGTCGACACGCACACACAGACGCCGGTGTCCCGAGAGGCGGTACGCCGATGACCGCCACCCTCGGGGCGCCGGCCGCGCCGGTCGTCGACAGCGCCCGAATACGGCGCACGTACACGTCGGTTCTGGGGGATCCGCGGATCGGTGCGCCGCGCCTGGGCGAGGAGCAGCGGGCGCATTTCGCCGGGCTCCTGCGCGGGCACATGTGGCTGCTGCTGCCTCCGGTCGAGCGGCTGGTGCCCGGCATGGCCGGCCCCTTCAACCGGAGCGCCGCCCGGCACGTCATCACCCGGGCGCGTGGCGTCCTTGCCGTTCCCGTCCTCGGGGCGTCGTCGGCCGACGACCTCTTCGACCTGGCGACGCTGTCCCGGGCGCTCCTCACTTTGTACGAGCAGCCTGACGACCACGAAGGAGGAGCCGCCCCATGGAGGCGCAATGGGTCACCGGTAACTGCTGGCTCGGGTGCGAGCGCACCGGAGTGCCGGTGATCTGGCTCGGCCCGGTGCAGTGGGACGGGCAGCACGCCCCGTTCATGGTGTGCAAGGGCTGCCTCGACCGCCTCAAGCGGCAGGCGAACGCGTACTTCATGCAGCGGCAGCCTGCTGTCGCCTGAGCTCCTCCGGCCCCCTGCGTGCGTACGCCGGCGGGCCCTCATGACCCCCGTACCGCCTGGGGCGGTGCGGGAGCGCCTGGTCGTCGTCCGGCGGCCGGGTAGGTAGCGCCACGCAATCCGACTGAATCGGAGGGCACCATGGCAACACCGACGATCGACAAGGACCGGGAGACCTACGTGGTCACCCGCGACCCGCGGACCTACGTCACAGATGACGTGTGGGACCGCGAGGTCACTCTGCTCATGCGCGACTACCCGTTCGACAGGGTGATGGCGGAGCGCCTGTTCGCCGGCGCCGTCTCGTACCTCATCACGGCCATGGAGCGGTGGGGCCAGGGCCTGGAGATGTGCTGCGGGCGGATCGTCGACATCGCGGTCCACACGTTCATCCTCGACACCCGGAACTACCGGGAGTTCTGCGCGAAGTGGTTCGACGGCCGGTTCCTGGAGCACATTCCGGAGATCGCGTTCAAGTACGACGGCTCGGTGGAGCGGACCGCTCACATCATCGCCGACAACGGGTTCGCGGTGGACTGGCCGCTGTGGGAGGCGGATTTCGCCAAGTGCGGGCCGTGCAGCCCCGGCTCCAACTGCCACTGACCCCGTAGGCCCGTAGGGGCCACCCGGTGCCCGGGACCGCTTCACGCGGCCCCGGGCACTTTTTATGCCCATACGTGAGGGTTTCTGACTTTCACTGACGCCACGGTGGCGGCGTCGGTAGCGTGGCGTCCCTGGAGTCCGTCTCTCCCCTGAAGGAGCCACATGTCCAGCGCCGCCCCCCTGACCGCAGCCGAATACTGGGACAAGTACAAGCCGGGGGCCCAGCAGCGCCCCGCGGCGGTCCGCTTCGACTGGGTCGGCGTGGGCGACCAGGGGCCCGGGGCGGAGATCCTGGGCGCACCGAAAGCAGCGCTCGACCTGGGGCCGGCCGAGGGCGAGAACGCCGCTTTCCTGACGCGCTCCGGCGTCGAGGTCACCGGCGTGGACTTCTCGCCCGTGCAGGTCGCCCGCGCCCGGGAGTTCTGGAGCGGCCTGCCCGGGCTGGACTTCGTCCACGCGGAGGCCTGCGCGTTCCTCGACGATGACCTGCGGTGGTGGGATGCCATCTACTCGACGTGGGGCGCGGTCTGGTTCACCGACCCTGACGATCTCTTCCCCCGCGTCCTCGAGCGCCTTGCCCCCGGCGGGGTCTTCGCGTTCTCCCACCGGGAGCCGATCGCCGGCCAGTACGGCGCGCAGCAGATGGGCGGCAAGTGGCTGGAGGGCCGCGAGACGGAACTGACGGTGTACCGGTGGCAGTACAGCGCTCCGCAGTGGGCCGACGTCCTCAAGCGTCACGGCTTCACCGACGTCCGAGCGGAGGTGCTCCCCCACCCGGACGCCGGCGCCCTGGGCACGCTGCTGGTCAGGGCGTGCGCCCCTCGGTGACCTTCCGTGAAGTTGTGGGTTCCGTTTGCCGCGAGGGTGATCTATAATCTCCCTCGCATGGGCCGTCACCTCAGTTAGAGGTGGGGCCCTTTTTTCATGCCTGGTCAGCGGGGGTGAAGTCCTTGCAGGTGCAGCGGGGGACCTGGCAGACGCGGCCGGGGACGTGCCAGTTGTAGGTGTGGCTGCAACGGCAGCCGGTGCTCAGGTAGATGGGGCGGGGCCGGTCCTCGCGGGTGTTCGTCATGCCCTCACCGTACCTCACAGTCTTACGCGCGCGTATGACTTTCATGTATGGTGGGTCACGCCGGGACAGACCCGGCACCGCGTGCCGAAGTGGTGCGCGCGTATGACTCGGAAGAGGCAGACTGGCATGCCGAGATATTTGACGCGCCCACCCGCCCGTGAGGGGGTGACGCGCCCGCCGAGAGGACCGCGTGTGCCCTCCCCCAAGAAGACCAGTGCCGCCCAGACCGTCAGGGACGCGATCGACGCCCTGCGGGCCGGCACCGGCCCCCGCCCCGACCTCGCCAACGCCGTAGAGGAGTTGGCCGACCAGCGGTTCCGCGGGTGGAGCGGTGCCGCCGGCACCGTGGTGAGCTTCCGCGCCGACCGCGAGCTGCTCGCGCGGGTCGGTGAGGGACGGCAGTCCCAGGTCGCGGAAGCGGGATGCACCCGGTTCCTCAACGGCCAGTTGGAGCCGGTCCGCACCGTGCGCGGCCCGGCCGGCGCAAAGGCCCCCACCTCCGTGCGCATCCCGGACGACCTACTCGCGCGGGTCGAAGCCCGCTGCAAGGAGCTGTCCGCCCAACTCGGGTGGACAGTGCGGCCCGTGAACATCTTCATCGCAGCGTTCGAAGACGACACGGCCACCGCGCGCGAGTAGTGCACCGCCGGGGGCGCCCGACCGGAGCCGACACCGGCAGCGCCCCCGCACACCACCGCCCCAAGGGAGAACAACCACAGATGGCAGGCCCCCAGGCCGCCGGCAAAGCCGGTGGCTCCCCCCAGCGCACCCCGAAGCCGGACCTCATGTTCGAAGACGCGGTCCGACCCGAGACCAACGCCCTCATGGCCCTGACCGGGCCCTCCAGCGCGGGCAAGACGTACTCCGCCCTCGCGATGGCGACCGGCATGGGCACGAAGATCGGCGTCTGTGACACCGAGCGCGGCCGCGCGTCCCACTACGCCGGCATCTTCCCCTTCAAGCACCTGCGGATGCCCGACTACGCCCCGCAGACCCTCGTGCGGGCCCTGGCGCAGGGTGCCGCGCAGGGCATCGACGTGATGATCATCGACTCGGGCACGCACTACTGGTCCGGGAAGGCGGGCATCCTCGACCAGGTCGACAACACCACCAGCGCCTCCCGCTCCGGCAACGCGTTCACGTCCGGCTGGAAGAACATCAAGCCCGTCGAACACGACATGTGGGACGCGATCATGGCCTACCCGGGCCACGTCATCATGACCCTCCGCGTCAAGACGGCGTACGAGCTGGTGGAGAACCAGCAGGGCAAGAAGGAGCCGACGAAGATCGGGCTTAAGCCCGACCAGCGGGCCGACGTTGAGTACGAGTTCGACATCGTCGGCGACATGGACATGAGCCACACCATGACCGTGTCCAAGTGCTCCTTCCCGGGTCTGTGGGAGCCCGGCCAGCGCCTCGAGCTGCCCAATACCCGGCACGGCGCCGACATCGTGAAGTGGCTGGGTGAGGGCACGCGCCTGACCAGCATCCGCGAGTACGTCGACCGGGTCATGGACCCGGCCTTCACGTTCCAGCAGCTGCGGAACCTCTACCAGGGCGAGCTGTCCCAGCGCGGCCTCCTCGGCGCCGCCATGTTCGACCCCGAGACCAAGGAACAGACCACCCTCGGCAACCTGGTCATCCGCCTGGGACAGGCCCGGAACCCCGAGCCCGTCCCGGCAACGACCCGGGCCGCTGAGGCGACCGACAACACGGAGATGAGGAAGGCAGGGTAAGTGAGCGCGCCAGGGGATGAGTCCCGCTGGCCGTCGAGGTGGGGAGCCGGACAGGAACCTGTCCGGCTCCCTTCGCTTTCTGCGACGGCCCTGCCGGAAGAGGACGAGTGGCGGCACCAGGCCGCATGCGCCGGTGAGGAGACAGACCTGTTCTTCCCGGTCGGCACGAGCCCGGCCGCCATCGCGCAGGCTCACGAGGCCAAGAAGGTCTGCGCGGGCTGCCCGGTCCGCCTCGACTGCCTCAAGTGGGCCATCGACACGGCCCAGGACTGGGGGGTGTGGGGCGGCCTGACGGAGGACGAGCGGCGCGTGATGAAGCGCCGGTCGAACAAGCTGGGAGACCTGAAGTGAGCCAGGGACAGACCATGCAGGAGCGGGCGGCGGCCGCCGTCCGCGACCACACCCTCGACGACCTGCTCGCCTCCACGTGGCCGTGGAACGTCGACCGGGTCAAGGACGTCATCCTCGCCGCCGCCAGGGAGCGCGGCGAGGTGTCCGCCAACGACATACGGCTCGTGCTGGAGGACCACCTGCACTGGCTGATCGGGCCCGCCTTCAACAGCCTTACCCACCAGCGCGGCCCCCTGGTCAACACCGGCCGGCGGGTGCCGTCGACGTCCCCGGCCACGAAGGGACACGGCATCTCGGTGTACCGGTGGGTGCCGCCGGCCGACGAGGCGGCATGAACACCGCCGGCGCGATGGCCGCCGGGTTCGGGTGGCTCGCCGCCCTCGGCTGGTTCCTGCGCCGCCACGCCCGCTCACCGCGGTGGCGGATGGAGCGGGCCCGCACCATGCCGGCCGAACACCTCGGTGACGAGCGGGTGGTGCAGCTCGCCGAGCAGATCGTTTACGCCGCCTGGCGCAACACCCCCTGAACCGAAGGAGCCCGCATGTGGTGTCTGGGTATCGCGGCCGGCGCCTGCCTGGCCGGCCTGGGGCCCGCCTGGTGGGTCCGGCGCCGCATGGTGCGGTTGCTGGCCGCCGAACACGACCAGCGGGCGCGTGACGCCCACAGTGCCCACGTCGAGGTGGCGCAGCTGCGCCGCGGCCTGGCCGACGAGCGCGTCCTGAACGCTGCGTCCGCCGTCGTCGACAACGCCCTGCAGATCCTGGGCAGTCAGGAGACCGAACAGTGAGCCGTGGCCAGCCCCCGAAGATCGAGCCAGACCGGTACGACGAACTCCTCTCCCTGCTGCGGTCCGGCCTGTCCATGCCCGCCACGGCCGCCCGGCTCGGCGTTGCCCGGGCCACCCTCTACAACCTCGCCGCCCGCGACCAGGCGGTGGGCCGGGCCATGCAGCGCGCCCGCGCCGCGGCCCTCCGGGACAAGCGGAAGCGGCACGAGCCGTCCGAGTCCTGCTACGTCAACAACCGCTGCCGCACCCCGGAGTGCACCGCCGCGGCGACCGAGGCCCGCGCCCGGCGCCGCGACATGCAGCCGGCCCCCGTCCAGGCCCTGCCCGCCCCCGTCCGCGTGAGCGTCTACGACCTGCTCGCCGACGACACCCCACCCCTGGCCGACAGCGCCTGAACGGAGGACCCCCGTGGTGAAGTCAACCCACCGGCCGCCCCAGCTCACTGGGGCGGCCGCCGTCTTGTACGAGGCCATGCAGGACATCAGCGAGGCCGCCTACGGCCGCCGGTGGCAGCCGGGCACCGAGTACGGGGTGTGGACCCTGCTGACCGTGCCCCGCGTCCGCTGGGGCCGTGTGCGCGCCGACCACGCCGACGTCGCCCCGGCGCTGGCCACCATCGCCGCCCTGGTCGTACAGGCCGGCTGCTGGGTGATCTGGCCGCCCGACCAGGCGGCCCCCATGGAGATGAGCATCGACAACTGGCGGACCCGCTACCGGTCCTCCGCACCGGCGAGGAGGGCCCTGGCGTGAACACCCCCGAGACGCCGCAGTTCCCCGTGTGCCAGTGCTGCCCGCGCCGCATGCTCCCCCTGGAGGTACGGCACGGCCGCCTGGTGTGCCGGCCGTGCGAGGAGCGGCTGGAAGGCCAACTGGACGAGGTCGCCGAGCTCTGGCGACTGCTGCCCGGGCTGCTCGTCAAGGGCACCGGCGGCGGCGAGGCCAGCGACGCCCCTCGCGCACCCGGCCCGAGCGGCTCGCAGGCCCCGTGCAACCTCGCGGCCCTCTCCCTCCTCGGCGGCGGTGTCACCGACCCGCTGCTCGTGGAAGAGGACGCCTGGCGCCGCGAGTTGCGCAAGACCCGCCACTGCCCCCTCACCCCGCAGCGCGGCGGCCAGGACCACACCCTCAAGGGCGTGCTGGCCTGGCTGCGGGTGAACCTGCACTGGGCGTGCCACGCCTACCCGGACGTCGACGACCTCGACCGCGCGCTGCGCAAGCTCCTGGGGGAGATGCGCGGCCTCGTCTCCGGGGACCGGCGCCGGCGTGAGGAGTTGAAGCCCGGCTGCCCGATGCCGGCCCGCGGTCACACCGAGGACACCGAGGCGCCGAAGTGCGGCGGGCAGCTCACCTACGACCCGCGCAAGAAGGTCATCCGCTGCGACACCTGCCGCCGCGCGTACGGGCCCACCGAGTGGGACCAGCTGGGCGCCGCGGCCGGCCTCATCACCCTCCCGTTCACCATGCCCGCCGCCTAGGAGGCCTCGTGTTCTTCCGTACGCCCGCCGAGGAGCCACCGCTCCCTGACCTCGACGAGATGGAAAAGGCCCGCAGTGACCTCTCCAACGGCATGTTGTCGCTCCGGGAGTCCCTGACCCCTGCCTTCGACGCGGCGGACGGCATGCGCGCCGACCTCCTCGCCCGCGGCTGGTCTCCCTCGGCCGCCGAAATCCTCACCGTGACGTGGCTCCAGCGCATGGTCATGAACTGCACGCCCCTGATGGGAATCGGAGACCTGAAGTGATACGCGAGACCCCGCAGCCCGGCTACATCGGCCTGACGAGCATCACCGGCCCCGTCGGCAAGCTGATCGAGTTCGGGCAGTGGCTCAACGGCGACGGGTTCGGCGACTACCAGCACGCGTTCATCGTGCTGCCCGCGGAGTACCCCGGTGGCGAGCTCCGCCTCATCGAGGCCATGCCCGGCGGCGCCATCGTCCGCCCGCTGTCGGTGTACGACGACCGCAAGGTGCTGTACGTGTCGCCGGTGGGCCTCACGGCCGCCCAGCTGAAGGCCATCGGGGATTGCGCCCTCAAGTACCTTGACGTCCCGTACTCGTTCGTGGACTACGGGGCGCTTGCCACGCACCGGTTCCACCTGCCGGTGCCGGGCCTGCGCCACTACGTCGAGTCGACCGGGCACATGATCTGCTCGCAGTTGGTCGACCGCGCGTACACGGACGCAGGGATCCAGCTGTTCGGTGACGGGCGGTGGGATGGGTACGTGACTCCCATGGACCTGTACCACCTGCTGGCCGTTCCGAGGGGACTCACGGTCACGGCATGGGGAGCGCGTTCTGTCGCCGCCGGTGGCGACATCGGGATCGCTGTGACGGGCCGCAGGCATCGGCGAGACGGCAAGTCGTAATCCCTTCCCCGTAGCTGCCTGTTTCGGGGGGTCCTGGCCGCCTCGGCGGTCTGGACCCCCCTATTACTTAGACAGTTCATCGGGCCCACGGGGAGACATAGCTACGCAGTGGTGTGAGTGTGTAGCTACAGCGCGGGGCGGGAGAGCCCCGGCGGGACACCAGGAGCACCCTATGGCCGAGAACACCGCCGCCCACGACTACGACACGTGCCTGGACCTCGAGTGTGAGCGGTGCTTCCCCGAGTACGTCCCCCAGGCCGGTGAGTACGTGAAGGGCGCGTTCGGGAACGTGTGGCTCGTGGCGTCGACCGGCGGCCGGCACATCGAGCTGAAGCACGCCGTCTACGGGCACTACGCCACCGAGGTGAAGACGGAGACGGGCGGTTTCAGGTACGGCCGCTTCGTGAAGGTCGACGCCCCCGCGGCCTGACCCATACCACAGCAGGGCCCGCACCGGGTGGTGCGGGCCCTGCTCTATGAGGGTGTGTCACACGCGTGCGACCTGCCGAAACTTGGCGTCAGGAGGCGGGAGCTTTTGCCGCGAGGAAGTTGTACGCTAGGCGCGCGTCAGCGGTGCCGGATCTTCCAGACTCCAGACCCGCCGACCACCCCTAGACCTGAAAACGAACTGGGGCCCGACCCTCCCAGGTGGCTTGAGCAACCACCAGCGGGAGACGGACCCCAGTTGGGTGCGGAAGCGCCTTGAGCAAGCCTTCCGCCGACGGACACCTACTACGAGGACGGTGCCGCATGACCGATGTTACTGGCGTACCCGCCAACGTGCACACCCCGGCCCGCTACTCCGACGTGAAGGTCACACCGTCGTCGAGGAGCGGGCTCTCGCATGTCTGCACCCGGGTCACACGCGTTGAACTTCCGACGGCCGCCGGCCGCCGGGCAACTACGGCACCCCTAAGGAGGGTGATGGAAGGAAGTTGATCAATAGGGGGCGGCCCCGGCTCTTGTCAGGAGCCTCTTACCGCCCCGCTGGCCGTCTGGTGTGTCACCACCTGACCTAGCCAGCCTCACGCCACCGCCGAGATCGGGAGTCACCCCGAGCCCCGGCGAAGAACCCGGCAGTCAGCCGGGCCCCAGTTGCCAGTCTCCAAGTCCCTTTGTCAGAGGGCCTTGGTGTGCCTCTAGTCGAGAACGAGTATGCAGCACACTCTTGTCACTTGTCAGCTTCGCGCACCCCATTCCGACCATGTCGTCCCCGAATCCACCCCGCGAATCGAACAGACGTCCGACCGCCGGAAGCGGTGGGCACCCGCCCCCGCCGAGACCATCGCGCGCACCTGCTCGCGTCACACCGGTCCGCGCGCCTGGCGCAGGGCCCTCGAGCGCGCCGTCAAGCGCGGGATGATTCCGGGCTTCACCGACTCCACGTGGGCCATCGTTGACGTCCTGCGCACCCGTATGGGCTTCGACACCGGGCACGCCCGCTACGTCCTGGTGGACGTCATGAAGCAGACCGGGCTCGGTCGCGCCGCGGTCACCAAGCACGTGGCGCTGCTGCGCGCCGCCGGCTGGCTGGTGTGGGTGGAGCACGGGTCCCTGCGCAACGCCCTGCGGGCCGGCGGCTACGCGCGCACCGCCACGGTGTACGCGGCCACCATCCCCCCCGCGTACGACGAGGCGGAGGGCAACGTCCTGGCCGGCCGCGGCTACGAGGCCCGGGTCATCCGCCCCCAGGCGCCCGCCAACTCGCCTGTGGATACCGCAGGTAAGGCCCCTGTGGATACCGCGGGTAAGGCCCCTGTGGAAAAGTCTGGCGACGAGGCGGCGTGGACCCCTTCCCGTTGGGTGGTTAAGGAAGAGGGTCAGGTTCAAGTAGTGGGTAGTAAAGACTCTTCTACCGGGCAGGCCCGGACAGCCCACAAGTCCCCCCGCCGCAAGAAGAAGCTCACCGTCACCGGCTACAAGATCACCGGCCCCCGCATCGAGCGTGCCCGCCAGCTGGCAAGGACGGTCCGGCCGCTCGTGAACTGGACCCAGGGCGCCAGCCACGACCAGCTGTCGTGGGTGCTGCTGGACCTGGTGGCCCTCGACTGGACCGAGAACCAGATCGTGGCCTGGCTGGGCAAGGTCGGCCAGGAGATCGGAGCGCCGCGGTGGCGGCCGCGGTTCCCCCACCGCGTCATCGCTGCCGCCCTGCGCCGCAAGGACGAGGCCGACACCCGCCACGCCCACCACGGCCCCGACCCGGACGCTGCTCGCGCCGCTACGGCCCCGAACGAGGCGTTCGCGGCTGCCGCTGCCACCGTGCGCCAGCGCGGCCCGGAGCAGCCCAGCCAGACGATCCCGACGGTGGACCAGGTGCCCGAGGACAACTGGGACCGCGGCACGCTGCGGGAGGCCGCGGCCGCGGACCTGGGGCTCGTGCGGTCCATGATCGAGCACCTCGGGCGGGACGAGGCCCTGCGCATCTACGGCTCCGACGTCCTGCGCGCCTACGACACCCGCACGGAACTCGAGGCGGCCTACGGCTACGGCACCTTGCTGCCCGCCTGACCCACACCCGACCACCAGCGCCCCGGCGCCATGCCGGCGCGCCCGCGCACCCACCAGAAACCCGAAGGGGGACACCATGCCCGCGCCACTCAACCCGGCCATCCTGGACCCGGAGCACACCGGCCCGACGTTCGTCGCCGCGCCGTGGACCGACGACCAGGTGGCCAACCTCAACTGGCACCAGACGGCCCGGCTGTTCCACCCCTTCACGTGCGGCCGGCGCGAGCACCACCCCGACAACGAAGGCGTCCTGGCGGCCGAGCCCGACGGCTGGGTCTGCCCGGCCAACGGCTGCGGCTACCAGCAGGGGTGGGCCCACCCGCACATGACCAAGCCGCCCACCCAGGCGATGGTGGCCGCGGAGGCGCAGAGGGCGCGGATGCGGGCGCTCGCGGCCAAACCCCGCCCGTGCCTGCTCCACGAGGACATACACGGCGGGCACCTCATCGAGTGCATGGGCGCGTACGCCCGCTGGCTCGCCGACCACCGGCCCCTCGTCGGCCAGGCCGCGCGCGACGCGTACGCCCTGGAGGTCGAGCAGCGCATCCTCGACCAGCTGGTCCGCCAGCACGCCCCCGCCCACCGCATCAACCCGGCTCTGTCGAAGTGAGGGACACCATGCAGCACTGGCCCATCGTCCAGCCCACCACGCCCCGCTGCCCCGTGAGCAAGGACCGCCCAAGCTACTGCCCGCGCGCCGCCGGGTTCGGCACGGACCACCCGGGCATCGGGCTGTGCCGACAGCACGAGCTGCGGGAGTTCGATGGGCGGGACCGCATACCGCAGGCCGTGTTCCAGGAAGCCCGCTACGTGGACGAGTTGGACTACCACGAGACCGCCGACGGCGAGGCCCCCGAGGACTGGGAAGCTGTGGCCTGACCCCCGCCCCGAAACCGTGCCACATGTGGCACGTTTTCCGTGGGCCCCGGAGTGTGCCACATGTGGCACAAAACCAAGAGGCCCG